CACCTGGAGGCCGCCATTGAGGATGCCTCCATTGCCGGCTGACTCCATTCATGCCAGAGCTTGCAAACTAAAGTGCGAAAAAATCTTGACACGACCTGATGTTCTACGGCATCTGGATGAGACGGGGATTCAAGTTTGAGGAGTCCGGGGTTTACTCGTCCACCACGTTCAGGAATCTGTTCAGCCGTTTTCGGCCGACAAAGTAACGAACAGGCTCGAAAAGAAAATGAAGAGGCCGTGCAGACAGCACAGTCTCTTCGTTTTATCCGCATATTCGGCATGGTGTTTTATGGAGAAATCTGAATTTAAGGAGGTTTCGCAAATGAAAATGACAGAAGAATTGAAACGTTCAAAATTGATTCTACGCATTGGGCGTGCACGCCGCTTATATGACGCTGGGAAAAATGCAGAAGAAATTGCGGCGGTTATGCGAGAGCCCATCGCGTTGATGGAAAAATGGATCAATAACTTCAAAATCATTGACGAGAAAAGACGCACTCCAAACGGATAACTCCGCAATAGCAAGGGTCTGACGAAGACTCTTGCTTTTTTAGTCAGGGTCCCAACCGGAGCCCATGTCTTTGATTTGGTCTTCTCCTGTCCCCCAACTGGCGCTGATGTCGGGAAGAGCGCAATCATAGCAAACATTGGCGTCTGGGTATTGATCGTCGTAAACACCCTTATAATATTCTCGACTGAGCTTTCGTCTCACGGCGGCAACATCAAACTCTTTGCCGCATTCTATACAAACAGCCATATTCGCCCCTCCATACATAAAGGATGTTTCCATTTTACCATAGTCCTCGCCAAATTTACAAGGCGTTTTATGAGGAGAGAGCGCTCTTTACCTCAATATCAGCCGGAGCCGCAAGGCCCGGACGACTTAGGAGGTAATGCAAATGCGTAAGAAGGGTAAAAAGGTCATTCGGCCGGCAGGAGACGAACTGATGGACTACCTGAACCGGGGGTTCGCGATCTGTAACCGGTGCGGGGCGGTGATGGACCGGAGAGAAGACCCAAGAGGAGGTTGTGATATTTACGCCTGCCCGTCCTGCGGATGGGAGATTGACGAGATGGAGTACGAGTATGAGAGCGGAGATCCGATGGAGCTCGTACAGGATGAAAGAGGCGATGACTACCTGGTCTTCCGGAACGACATGCCGCCCGCCGGGTGCAGAGCGTGCGGAGGCCCATACCCCTACTGCAAGCCGTCGTGCAGAATGTTCGACGACTAAGCATGACCAACGTAGAGGAGGAGCCCTGTAACAGGGGCTTTTCCTCTTTTATATTTGGAGGCAGACATGCGCTATCACTACGAGAAGCCGCCCATTTATCTTTCCATGTACGGACAGCGCTACTGCTGCGACCATCCGGTCTATAACCACTGCACCCTGTTCCTTGTCGGCGAACGGGGCCTGGCGGTGATTCAGCAGCGGTACGACCCGGAGACGAAGCACACCTTCTGGGCCGAGGTAGACGAGTGGCTGACGGACCCATTATATCTGCACCCCCGGTTTCGGGCGTTCTTTGACCGCCGGGCCGGGACGGGTACGGACGGCCTCTACCCCACCGTGACCATCCGGCAGATCATGTGGGCGCTGAAGATGAAGCCCCTGCCCAAGCAGCCCTGGGAGACGGTCTTCGACCATACGCCGATTTGACAACCTCCTTTATGAGAAACCAACTGATTTTGAAAGGGGTTGCGGTTTATGAAAACATTCAAGAACAAGCTGTACGCTGTGGGGCTGATGCTCTGCGGGAGTGTTCCGACATTCCTGGAGCAGGACGCCACGGCGCTGGTATTTATCGGGATGATTGCAGTTCCGCTGTTCTTTGCAAAAGAAAACTGGATTTATTAAAGGGAACGGCCCAGACAAGGGCTTTTCCTTTTATTTTTGCGCTTATTTCGCAGCTCCTATTACGGAGAACGATGCTCGTAAAAGGAGGTAAAGGGGCATGGACGAAATGAGACTGGAATCGAAATTTACAACAGGACTTGTATCAAAAATCGCAAGGACCGTTGTGCGTAAGAAGCTGGACTACGATATGGATATTCGGCTCAACCGGCTGCGGACAACGGTGGTTGATGAAAAGACACACGTACATCTGGACGTCGATCTGGAGCTCACAAAGGAAGAGCTTGACAAATTATTGAAGAGCATCGGGCTCTGAGGCAGAGGCCCCATAACAGGGGCTTTTGTCTTTCTTCCGCAGATTCCGCAGGTTCTATTGTGGAGAGGCATACAGCGAGCTACGAAGCGAGGGTGGTAGTAGGCAACGCAAGACGGAAACCCACCTGCCTCTTTTAGGTTTTCGCAGATTTTGCAATTTCTATTATGGAGAGGAAGTTAGCTCAGTGGTAGAGCGCAGGCTGAAATGCCTGAGGCCGCCGGTTCGAGTCCGGCACTTTCTCTTTCGCTTTTGTATGGAGAAAAAACAAGTTTGGAAAGGAGTTTACCATGGAGAAACGACCGCTGGACACGGAGCTTGAAATTCTTTGGAGAGAGCACCTCGAAGACGATGTGTTCTCAGTACGCGCCTACAATGTTCTGGTGCATCGTCTCGGTCTTCGCACGTTAGGGGATATTTTGAATTTGACCCGCGACGACATTGCAAAGGCGAGGGGCGCGGGGAAAAAGACCCTGGACGACATTGCGAAGCTGGTTCGGTCGTGCGGATACGAACTGAACGGATTCACGGACGCCGGTCCGGACTGCAAAAAGTGCAAACAGAAGGATTTCCTGCGGCCGGCGCATCAGCACTTTCTCAAATTGGCAAGGGAGTTCAACCGCTCGTATCATCATCCCAAGGACCGCGCCTTTGTGTTTCCAAACCGGATTTCCGGAGAGACGGGCTGGGATATTGTAAAGCGGGCCATATTCGCCACCTATAACGTGTCGAGCATTGCCTCTCTGCCAGACGGGGAGCAGGCGAAAATCAATGAATTTGCGATGGGTCTCACGGATATTCTGTTCCAACAGCTGCGGGACCGGGCAAAAGAATACAAACGGAGCAATATTTGAAAGGAGAAAATGATGGGGAAACATTACATTCATGATTTTTGTGAGGAACTGAATTACCAGGGCATCATCCTCTACATTCACGAGGAGATCAACTTTCAAGACCTTTATAAGAAACTGGAAAGCGACCTTGTGAATCATTTATATCGTTTTGATTCTGTGAGAGCGAACCGTTTATTTTACATCGAAAACTGTGATTTACAGGATGTGGACAATAAAGAAATCGCAGAACTCTTCGATAATGAGTATTCTGTTCTGCAATTAAGAAAAGGCAAGGACGGTTTCTTCATCAAAATCCCGGATTATCTTGTAGAAGGAGGACTATAAAATGGAAGTTAAAATTGTGGGCGAAATCAAGTTCAAGACCTGTACCCTCCCGGTGTATCGGGATTTGGACGAGCCCCTGTTCAAGGCGGGGGACGTCGCCGAGCTGATGGACTATGGGCCGAACAATATTTGGAACCTGACCAACCTTTGCGAAGAGGACGAGAGGCTGGTGCTGTCATCGGAAGTGGCGGGTCAACACCGGCGGGTGACGTTCCTCACCGAGAGCGGACTCTACAACGTCCTCGCCCAGAGTCGGAAGCCGGTTGCCAGGGCGTGGCGGCGGGTCATTGCCGAGGAGCTGATTGCCCTGCGGCGGTCCCGTGGCAAAAATATCTCGGAGCAGTTCGAGGACTGGGACCACATGGCGGACACCATCTACTTTGACGAGGTGACCGGGCGGCTGATGCGGTCGGTGACCGTTCCCGGCGGGGACGTGGAGCAGGTCCCCTACGAACCCTGACGCCATGAAAGCGGAAATTGGATACCCCGACGGGGTCATGGGAGATTTCATCCAGGACCTCATCGGCGACATCGAGCACAACATGCGGCTTGCTCCACCCAACGACCAGTATTTCGAGGAGCTCAGCATTCAGAAATTTACCCTGCAACAGCTGCTCCAGGAGATTGGCAGGCATGAAGGAGACTCTCCCACCGCCGTAGTAGCGAGATTTGTGGAGAGGATGTCTGCCACAGCAAAAGAGGACGACCCACGGTTCGTCTTTTCTATCTCCAGGGACGCGGCCCAGTCCATCCTGGACGGATTATATTTTGACTAAACGGAAAAGGAGAAACAATGACTGGAGAAGTTTACATTCATTATGGCGCGGACGCCTTCGACCCGAGCCATGGGTTTCCGGTGGTAAACACGAAATACTCCTGGGTAAAGCCCTACGGAGGTCTATGGGCATCGAGAAAACGTGCGTCCTACGGCTGGGCCAAATGGTGCGAGGAGAATTCCTTTCGGGATTGCGCCGCAGAACCCTCATTTCAGTTTATCATGCGAAATCCGGAAAAAGTAGCGGTCATTCATAATTTGAACGATCTGCGACAGCTTCCGATGGTGAGAGACGTTCCGCCCGGCATGTGGGAGGAAATTGACTTTGTGGAATGTCTGCGGCGAGGAATTGACGCCGTTGAACTCTGCTGGTATGGGGAGGAATACCAAGACCAGCGGGCCGATGATTTATATCTCGCTTTGTATGGGTGGGACTGTGACTCCATTGTGGTCCTCAATCCCGACGCAGTGATTCAGATTTAACACTCGAAAGGAGAAAACATCATGGCTAAGACCTATCTTGATATTCTGAGCGAGCGCGGCGTCCGCCCCTTCCTGACCGACGAGGCTTTTGAGGAGCTCCAGAAGTTTGACTACAAGAGCCAGTACGCCATTCCCGGCCAGGTAATGCCGGTCTTCAAGCACCCCAACCAGCACAAGATTGAGCTGGGCAAGACCACCAATCTGATCGGAGATATGTGCTGGTACGGAGCCAGCGTGGAGGAGGTGGTACGGGCCATCCAGTACGGCATGGTGGTGCTCGATGCGGACAAGCGCCATTTGGACTGGAAGAAGGCCGCTGAGGACTTCGGTATTCAGGAGCTTCTCAAGAAATACCGCCGGTTCCGCCGCAAGCCCAAGCTGACAGAGCGGGAAAAGCTGGTCATTACCGCTTATACCGGCTATGTTCTGGAGGGTACGGCCGGAAAGGTAGTGGATTTCGTGGAACAGGAGCTGGGTCATTCCATTCAGACGCCGGAGCCGCCCGCAGTCCCGGTTGTTGTGGAGGTGCGCCGGGCTTTGCAGGAGGAGTTCTGCGAGATCTGCCGGAAGCACCACATCTTTGATTATATTTAAGGAGGATACGGACGTGAATGCAAAAACGACCCTGCTCCACAGAGCCGGGAAGGCGGCGCCGACGATATTGACCGTTGTCAGCGCGGCGGGGGTGGTGGCCACGGCGGCTCTGGCGGTCAGGGCCACGCCCAAGGCCCTCAAGCGCATTGAGACGGCAAAAGCGGTCAAAAAGGCGGAAAATGGCGGAAATTTGACCCGAATGGAGACGATAGGAGCCTGCTGGCAATGCTATGTACCGGCGGCGGCCACGGGAATCGCTGTAATCGGGTGTATTTTCGGAGCAAATGCCCTCAACCGGCGTCAGCAGGCGGCTCTGGTCAGCGCCTACGCCCTGGTCAGCCGGTCCTACAACGATTACCAGCGCAAGGTCAAGGAGCTCCACGGCATAGACGCCCACCGGAGGATCATGGAAGCCTTGGCTGCCGAAAAGAGCAAAAAGCAGCCCATCTACGCGGGCACCCTGATCGGGTCGTCCTCTCTGGACTTTGAGGACGCCGGCGAGGAAGAGCGGCTATTCTACGACGCCATCTCGGAGCGGTATTTTCAGGCCACCATCAGCCAGGTGCTCCAGGCCGAATACCACCTCAACCGGAACTTTGCCCTGGGCGGAGGATTCATTACCCTGAACCAGTTTTACGAGTTCCTGGGCATCGAGCCGGTACCCGGCGGGGACGAGGTGGGCTGGATGGTTTCGGACGGGCTCTACTGGGTGGACTTTGACCACCAAAAGACCGTGGTAGACGACGGGCTCAACGGCGAGGTGGAGTGCTACATCATCGACGCACCCTTCCCGCCGGTAAGCGAGCGTGAATACGAGGACATGGAGCTCTGAGGGCTCCGCAGAAATTGCATCTCCTATTATGGAGAATCTATATTTAACAGGAGGTTTGACTTTATGGACTCGAAAACGATATTTAAGGTATTGTCCTTTGTAGGTATGGCCCTGGGCGGGATCGGCACACTGCTGTCCGCCTGGGCTGACGGAAGGGAGCAGGACGCGATTATCGAGGAGAAGGTAAATGAAGCACTGGCCGCCCGTGAACATGGAGAAAAGGAAAGCGAGGAGCCCTGACCGGGGCTCTTTGCTTTTGCAGGAGCCGCTGTCCATGAACGAACAGGCGATCCTCTTTCTCATGGAGGTCCTGAACGGCTTTGAGGAGCCGCCAAGGTCCGACTGGCCCAGGCACGAGGCGGAGGAAGTCAGCTTTTCCCGCTGGGCGGTGGAGGAGCTGCTGCAACAGGTCTGGGACCACCCGTGGACACTGGCCTCTGAGACGGCAGAGCGTTTCGCCGCGAAGCTGGGGCTATACGCCGAGACCTGCGTCACGGACCAGCAGCACCGGATCTTTCGGATCGCGGCCGAAACCGTGAGGGGATTCCTCGATGAGATCGAGAAGCTGGAGCGATGAAAACATTGATATTTATGAGAGGAGATGGCGTCTTGAACAAACAAGCAATTTCAAACGCCCTGAAAGCGTTGCAGAAAACCGTGAAAAAGCACAGCCCGGAGATTTTGACGGGCATCGGCATCGCCGGGATGACCGCCGCCGCTGTGATGGCGGTCAAGGCCACCCCCAAGGCCCTGCGGATGGTGGACGAAAAGGAAATCCGGGACGGAAAGCGCCTGACCACCGGCGAGATCGTCAAGACCACCTGGAAATGTTATATTCCCCCGGTCGTCACCGGCGTATGCTCCGCGGCCTGCATCATCGGGGCCAGTTCCATCAGCGCACGGCGCAACGCGGCCCTGGTCACAGCCTACACCATTTCGGAGACCGCGTTGAAGGAGTACCGGGACAAGGCGGTTGAGGTGGTCGGCGTGAAGAAGGAGCAGGCCATCCGGGACGCGGTGGCCAAGGACAAGCTGGAGAAGGCCAATGTCAAAGAGCGGGAATTCATTTCCACCGGACGGGGCGAGACCCCCTGCTTCGACCCGCTGACTAACACCTGCTTCAAGTCGGACATCGAGAGCCTCCGCCGGGCGGAAAACACGCTGAACAAGCGGATGCGGGACGAGGTGAAGATCACCGTCAATGAGTTTCTGATGGAGATCGGCCTGGAGCCCTGCGACGACTCTATCGGAGAGACCATGGGGTGGGACATCGACAAGGGCTACATCGAGCTGGACTTCAGCTCCCAGCTGGTGGACGGCGTCCCTTATCTGGTGCTGGGGCACCGGGTCCCGCCGGTCTATCTGGGCTGGTGACATCCGCAGAAATTGCATCTCCTATTATGGAGAACCATCCAATGAACCTAACTTTACAAGGAGGAACTTGACATGGAAGAGATGAACGCAAGAGTGATGGAGAACGAGGTTATGGACGAGACCGTGGAGGTCGATGAGGCCGTTGACAGCGGAAACGCTGGCGCGCTGGTCGCAGGAATCGTCGGAGGCTTCCTGGCTTACGCCGTGATTGGCGGGGCGAAGAAGCTCTGGGGGTTTGCGGGCGCCAAGCTGGCCGAGCGGAAGGCTGCCAGAAAGGCCGGGACCGACGCGGTAGACGTCGAGTACACCGATGTCGAAGAGACTGCGGAGGATTCCGACGAGGGGAACTCTGAAAAGTAAGCAGAAGAGAGGTTCGCCGGGGGAGAGTACCTGTTTCAGGTGCTTTCCCTTTTTGCTTTTGAAAGGAGAAAATTGCATCATGAGAGGTATTTTGAAGAACACCCTGTTGTTATTGGGCGGTATGGCGCTGGGGAGCCTGGCGACACGGAGAGCGATCCGGTATGCCGTGGAAAACAGGTACGACCGTGTGAAGTACGAAGAGCCCATCTTTGGGACCGGGGAGGACGCCGAGCAGGTGCTGGACGGGCTCAAGACCCTCATCAGCACCTACGGCAACGCAACGGCGGCGGATTTGTATGAGCTGGCCGGCATCCACGATTTCAAATACGAGATGACAAGGATTGGCTGGACCTCCGTGGACGGGGCGGAGATCGTCCAGACGGACGACGGCTATATCATCACACTCCCCCAGCCCAAGCCCATCACTTACAAGGAGGAACCGTAATGGCAGAGTATCCCAACAACTCCCACAGCGCAAGGGAGAGAACGGATTCTACCGCACCGGGAAAAGCGGAAAAGAAGCTGGAAAAGGTGGTGACCGGAGCGGCCAAGACCCGGAAGAAGAGTGAGGCCCGGAAATTCGTCAACATCTTTGTCCCGGAGGACGGGGAGAACGTCAAGTCCTATATCATGATGGACGTGATTATCCCCGGCATCAAGAACGCCATCGCCGACGTGATCAGCATTGTGCTCTTCGGCGACTCCGGGCGCATCGGCGGAAGCAGGAGCAAGCGGGACGGACGCTCCCGGCTCACCTACTGGGACGACAGGCGGGATGACCGCAGAGAGTACGGACGGCCCAGAGCTGCCGCGGGCTTTGAATATGACGACATTATATTTGAGACCCGCGGGGACGCCGAGCTGGTGCTGGATCAGCTGGAATCGGCCATCGCCAACTACGGCATCGCGTCAGTGGCCGACCTCTACGACCTGGCGGGCATCACCTGCCGCAATTACACAGCCAACCGCTATGGCTGGACGGATATTCAGTCGGCAAAGGTCATCCGGACCCGGGAAGGCTACACCTTGCAGCTTCCGAGGACGGTCCAGATCAACTAAAAGGAGGCCACAGCCATGTATGGATATTTGACCTCCAGCGGCTACAAGGGTCTGGTATGCGGCCGGTGGATGCTGTTCGCCACGGACACCGAGTATTACGAGTACATGAGAGAGCATGAGGAGGAGCGCCATGCGGATTAACGCGGATTCATTTGTAGGCGTCGGCATCTGCATTTTGGGGCTTGTGGGCGTGGGCTACGCCATCGGCGTCCACTCAAAAATGAAGGTGATGTGCGACCGGCTGGACACCAGCATCGACAATCTGGCCAACAACACCGAAATCGATATTCCCGCAAAGGTCATCGACCAGGCGGTTCAGAAGGCCGTAGAGCGGGAGTCCTATTCTGCGGTCAAGCGGGCCACGGAGGAGGTCATGGCCGACGCGAAGCGGGAGATCGAGAGCCGGGTGGGCACGGCGGTAAAAGCCCAGTATGACGCGATTTCGGACGGCGTGGCAGACCAGATCGCCACGTACGTCGCCCGGATCGACGAGAGCAAGCTCAAGAAGGAGGTCGTGCAGAAGGCCAAAGAACAGATCGCCGAGAAATTCGACGACAAGCTGGACGACCTGCTGGAGGAGTTCAACGGAAATCTCCAGAACGTGGGGAAAATCTATAAATCCATTGCGAGATCATTTTCTAAGGAGGATATTTGACGATGAAAACCAACGAGATCATGAAATCTGTGAGCCTGACCTTCAACAAGGTGGGGTTCCAGCTTCAGAAGAAGAGCCCCGAAATCCTGGTGGCCGCCGGCGTGGTCGGCGTGGTGGTGAGCGCCGTCATGGCCTGTCAAGCCACCCCCAAGGCCCTCAAGGTGGCGGAGAAGACTCAGGATGACATCGGGCGGATTCAGAGCGCCGAGGATTCCGGCGTTACCCAGGCCGGAGAGACCTACACCAAGGAGGACGCCCGCAGCGACCGTATGCAGGTCTACTCCCACACCGGCTTCCAGTACATCAGGCTGTATGCCCCCGCCGTTCTGCTGGGCGCGGCGTCCATCACCTGCATCCTCACCAGCCACAAGATCATGAGAAAGCGCAACATGGCGCTGGCGGCGGCCTATGCCACCCTGGACAAACACTTTAAGGATTACCGCGGCCGTGTGCTGGAGCGGTTCGGCGAGCAGGTGGAGAAGGAGCTGCGCTACAACATCAAGGCCAAGGAGATCGAGACCACGGTGGTGGACGAGAATGGTAAAGAGAAGAAGGTCAAGGAGACGGTGGACGTAGCCGCCGAGGGCTGGGACCCCTCCAAGTACAGCCCCTATGCCCGTATCTTTGACGAAGGCCACCCCGCCTACATGAAGGACGCCGAGCAGAACAAATTTTACCTGCTGGCCCTTCAGGCCCAGGCCAACGACCGGCTCAAGTCCCGCGGCCACCTGTTCCTCAACGAGGTCTATGAGATGCTGGGCTTCCGCCTGACCAAGGCCGGCGCCGTGGTGGGCTGGATCTATGACCCCAGAGAGCCCATGGGGGACAACTTTGTGGACTTCGGCATGTTCGAGGTGTGCCGCGAGAAGGCGGTAGATTTCGTGAACGGCTACGAGCGGTCCTTTATCCTGGACTTCAACGTGGTGGGCGACATCACCGACGCGCTGGCCACCCACCAGACGCTGTGAGGGCTGAGCCATGAAGAAATTTTTGGCGACCCTGCTGCTTTCCGCTGTGATGCTCACCGGCGCGTCCTTCTGCGTGGAGTATGAGCCTGCCGCCGCTTTGGAGCCGGTTGTCACTCCGGTCCATGCAGTTGCGGAACAGGTCAACCTGACGGAGAAACGGGCTGATATTCCTCAGCCTGTGGTCTCCAAGGCCCCTGTCGTCCAGCCGGAGGAACCGATGGAAGAGCCTAACGCCGTCACGCTGACCCAGGAGGAGATCGACCTGATCGCCCTCTGCGTGATGGCGGAGGCGGAAGGCGAGCCGGAGGAGGGCCAGCGGCTGGTTATCGACACCATTTTGAACCGGGTGGACGACCCCCGGTTTCCCGACAATGTCCACGACGTGATTTATCAGAAGAACCAGTTTGCCGGCATGTATGGAGAGCGCATCGAGCGCTGCTACGTGAAGGAAGAGCTGGTTCAGCTGGTCCGGGAGGAGCTGGAGAACCGCACGAACAGCGAGGTGGTCTTCTTCCGGACCGGCCACTATCATTCCTACGGCGTCCCCCTGTTCCAGGTGGGGGCGCATTATTTTTCCAGTTATGAGTAAAGGAGGCGCGCATTATGAAAACCTGCATCAAAGCCCTGCTGTCCTACGCCCTGGCCACCGTATCGGGCCTCTGCCTGGTCGGCGGCGTCACCATTTTGTCCAGGAGGTAAGCGGTATGGAGGGATTTGCAAATCTGGTGTCCATGCTGGACTACGCGGTCAACACCAAAAGAAAACGCCACATCACCGGCGGGCTCCTGATCAGCGCGGCGCTGCTGTTCGGGGGCCTTGCCATTACCGTCATGAGCACCAAAGACGAAGAGGAGGACTACAATGAGTAAACTTGGCACAGCGCTGGCCTTTCTCGCAGGCGCCGCACTGGGGGGCGTTTCCGCATGGTACGTCGCCAAAACGTGGTACGACGAGCTCTCCGAGCAGGAGATTGACTCCGCCAAGCAGGCCTTTTACGCCAGGGAGCAGCAGCTGAAGGAGGAGATCGCCGCTCTGAAGGAGCATCTGGCCGAAGAGGACGAGCCGGAGGAGGCGCCCAAAACCGTTTTGGCGGCCAACAAGAACCAGGAGAAGGGCGACATCAACGACTACGCCAGGATGGTTAGCCGGGTTGGATATTCCCGCACCTCGGTGCCCCCGAAGCCGGAGCATGAGGTGGAGGCCCCCTATGTCATCTCCCCGGAGGAATTTGGGGAGATGGATGGCTACACCCAGATCAGCCTGACCTATTTTGACGACGGCATCCTTTCCGATGAGAACGGGGTCATCATCGACGAACCGGAGGATATCGTCGGGGACGCTCTGAACCACTTCGGGGAGTACGAGAAGGATTCCGTCTTTGTCAGGAGCGACCCCAAGCGGTGCGACTACGAGATCCTGCGGGACCTGCGCAGTTACGCGGAATTCCGCTCCACCCTTCCTCCGAAAATTTGAAAGGGAGGTCTGACGCTTGACCCGGGATGAACTGATTGACCAGTATTATGACTGGATGTATCAGCTCGTGGTCGACGACCGATATTCTAACAAGTCCTATCGTAAGCTGTTTGCGCGGCTTTACGATACGGAATTCACCTATACGATTCCGATGGACGGCAACCGGGCCGAAGACGGCATCGACCTTAGATATCGGTTCGGTCGCGAGCAATTATATTCTGACGCCATGGTCGCGTCCTGCCTGGACGACCGCCCGTGCAGCATTCTGGAAATGATGATCGCCCTCGCCATCCGCTGCGAGGAGCACATCATGGACGACCCCGACGCCGGAGACCGGACGGGGCAGTGGTTCTGGAGTATGCTGGTGAGCCTGGGGCTCGGCTCCATGGACGACCGGAAGTTTGACCGATATTTTGTTGATCAGACGCTGGAGCGGTTCCTGGAACGCGGGTACGGACGCAACGGCGAAGGCGGGCTCTTTACCGTGGACAACGGCCGCGACATGCGGAACACGGAGATCTGGTATCAGATGAACTATTACCTGCGCGAAATCATCAGGGAGGGAGGCATTTAGCATGAGTAAAAAGGGAAAATTCGTGGATATCTGCACGCTGGAGGACTTGACGGCCCTGGTAAACCACAACTTCCAGGCCTTTGAGAAGCGGGTGGCCAAGCTGAGCCGCAAAAGCAGCATGTTGACCGTGCTCGCCGTTGCCGCAGTTGTGGGCGTTTACGCCCTGGCGGCGGAGAACCGGAAGCGGGAGGAACAGGTCTACCAGCTTTCGGTCCGTGTGAAAAAGCTGGAGTATGATAAAGGAGAGTAAGTGACCCGATGCTGGACTTCTTGATGATTTCAACGCGCAGCGGGAAACGCGGCATCATCGAGATCTATCCCAAGTTTATCATCAAGAAAAGTAGCGACCTCATGATCAGAGGCGGCGACTTCTATGCAATCTGGATTGACGAACGGGGTATGTGGTCGACTGATGAACAGGACGCGGTCGACTTGATCGACCGTGAGCTGGACCGATACGCAGAAGAAAACCGCACGCGCTTTGACGGCAACATTCGCGTCCTCCATATGTGGGACGCGGAAACTGGCATGATCGATACCTGGCACAAGTATTGCCAGAAGCAGATGAAAGACCAGTTCCATATGCTCGATGAAAAGCTGATATTCTCCAACACGAAAGTGACCAAGCGCGACTACGCCAGCAAGTCCCTCCCCTACCCCCTGGAGCCGGGGAAGACGCCGGCGTGGGAGCGTCTGGTCTCCACATTATATTCTCCCGAGGAGCGGCACAAGATCGAGTGGTGCATCGGGGCCATCGTTACCGGGGAGTCCAAGAAGCTGCAAAAGTTTCTGGTCTTCTACGGGGCGGTGGGCACCGGAAAGAGCACCATCATCAATGTGATCATGCAGCTCTTCGAGGGATACCACACCAGCTTCAGCGCCAAGGACCTGGGCTCCTCCAGCAACGCCTTTGCTCTGGAGGCCTTCCGCGCCAATCCGCTGGTGGCCATTCAGCATGACGGCGACCTCTCCCGCATCGAGGACAACACCCGCATCAATTCGCTGGTGTCCCACGAGATGATGACTGTCAACGAAAAGTTCCGCTCCGCCTACTCCAACCGCTTTAAGACCTTCCTCATCATGGGAACCAACAAGCCGGTCAAGATTACGGACGCGAAATCCGGCGTCATCCGAAGGCTGATCGACGTGACGCCCACCGGGGACAAGGTTCCGCCGGACGAGTACCGGAGGCTGACCCGGCAAATCCCCTTTGAGCTGGGCGGCATTGCCTATCACTGTCAGGAGGTCTATCTGGAGGACCCGGACTACTACAACGATTATATTCCCATCGCCATGATGGGGGCCTCCAATGACTTTTATAACTTCATCGTGGACTCCTATCATGTGTTCAAACGGGACGATGGCGTGTCCCTGAAGTCGGCCTGGGAGATGTATAAGGTCTACTGCGAGGACGCCAAGGTGCCCTACCCCGTCTCCCGCATGATATTTAAGGAGGAGCTGAAGAACTACTTCCGGTGTTACGAGGAGCGGTTCAGCATGGGGGACGGGTCCCGCGTTCGGAACTATTACAGCGGGTTTCGGACGGAAAAATTTGAGGAACAGGCGCCGGAGGACAAACCTGTGTCGCCCCCTCACCCCACCATCGACTTTGTGGATGGGCAGGCTTCGGCATTTGACAAGGACTGCGCCGACTGTCCCGCCCAGTATGCAGGCGGAGAAGGCACGCCCCGTAACAAATGGGAGCGTGTCCGGACAAAGCTGTCCGCCCTGGACACCAGCAAGCTGCACTACGTCAAGCTCCCGGAAAACCACATCGTCATCGACTTTGATATTCCGGATGAGCAGGGCCAGAAGTCCTTTGAGCGGAATCTGGCCGAGGCGAGCAAGTGGCCGGCCACTTATGCGGAGGTAAGCAAGAGTGGCTGCGGCATCCACCTGCATTATATTTATTCCGGAGACCCGGCGCGGCTCAGCCGGATTTACGACGACCACATCGAGGTCAAGGTCTTTACCGGCAACAGCTCCCTGCGCCGCAAGCTCTCCAAATGCAACAACCTGCCTATCGCTACGATAAGCTCTGGATTACCGTTGAAAGGAGAAAACAATGTGGTAAATTCCAAAGTCATTCAAAGCGAAAAAGGGCTTAGAGTTCAGATCAAGCGAAACCTCAATAAGGAAATCCATCCGGCTACTAAGCCCTCTATCGACTTTATCCACAAGATTCTGACGGACGCCTATGAGAGCGGTATGCCCTACGACGTCACCGATATGCGCAACGCGGTCCTGGCCTTCGCCGCCAACAGCACCAACCAGGCGGAATACTGCATCAAGCTGGTGAATAAGATGCCCTTCAAATCCGCCGAGGACGGGCAGGGGGTGAAAAACGACGAGGCCAAGCTGGTCTTTTATGATGTAGAGGTATTCCCCAATCTGTTCCTGGTGAACTGGAAGATCGAAGGACCCGGACAAACCGTGGTCCGGATGATCAATCCCAAGCCCACGGAGATCGAGGAGCTGATGAAGTTCCGTTTGGTGGGGTTCAACTGCCGCCGGTACGACAATCATATTTTGTACGCCCGGCTGATGGGTTACACCAACGAGCAGCTCTACAACCTGTCCCAGAAGATCATCAACAGCGAGAAGAAGGCCCGGAGCACCAACTGCTTCTTTGGGGAGGCCTACAACGTCTCTTATACGGACGTGTACGACTTCTGCTCGGTCAAACAGAGTCTGAAGAAATGGGAGATCGAGCTGGGTCTTCATCACCAGGAGCTGGGTCTTCCCTGGGACCAGCCGGTTCCGGAGGAGATGTGGCAGAAGGTCGCGGAATACTGCGACAACGATGTCATTGCTACCGAGGCCGTCTTCAATGCCCGGAAAGCCGACTTTGTGGCCCGGGAGATCCTGGCAGACGTGGCCGGGATGACGGTGAACGACACCACCAACTCACTCACCACCAGAATTATATTTGGCGGCAACAAGCGCCCCCAGGATCAGTTCAATTACCGGAATATGGGCGATACGACGCAGATCTATGATCCAAACCGGGACCTGCCCTTTACCATGGGAGAACCTGAGTTCGACGAGTTCACCGCCTTTGACAAAAAGGGACGCCCCATCTTCCTCGGATACAAATTCGAGGGCGGGAAGTCCCTCTATCGCGGTGAGGAGGTGGGCGAGGGCGGCTACGTCTATGCCGAGCCGGGTATGTACGGCGACATCGCCCTGCTGGACATTGCCTCCATGCACCCCTCCAGCATCATCGCGGAGGAGCTGTTCGGCCCCGAGTACACCAAGCGGTTCCAGGAGATCAAGGACGCCCGTGTGGAGATCAAACACAAGAACTTTGAGAAGGCCCGGAAGATGCTGAACGGCGCACTGGCCAAGTATCTGACGGATGAGGGTTCGGCGGACGCTCTGGCCCAGGCACTGAAAATCGCCATCAACTCGGTCTATGGCCTGACCTCGGCCAACTTCGAGAATCCCTTCCGGGACAACCGGAACAAAGACAATATCGTCGCCAAGCGCGGAGCCCTGTTTATGGTCAACCTCAAGCACGAGGTCCAGAAACGGGGCTTTACTGTTGCCCACATCAAGACGGACTCCATTAAAATCCCGGACGCAACGCCGGCCATCATCGACTTTGTGATGAAGTACGGTGAGAAGTACGGCTATACCTTTGAGCACGAGGCTACCTACGACCGGATGTGCCTGGTGAACAACGCCGTTTACATCGCCAAGTACGCCACGGCGGAGAAATGCCAGCTGGCTTACGGCTATGTGCCCGGTGATATTCGGAAACACCCCGGCGAATGGAACGCCACCGGCACCCAGTTCCAGATCCCCTACGTGTTCAAGAAGCTGTTCTCCAGGGAAGAGATCGTGTTCGAGGATATGTGCGAGACCAAGTCGGTCACCACCGCACTGTACCTGGATACGAACGAGACCCTGCCGGATGTATCCGAGTATGAGAAAGAGCTTGAAACACTGCGGAAAAAATGGCCGGACAAAGAGGGACAGTACCCCATGGATTATGACGAGGTCGTTGCGGATCTGAAAGCCAAAATCGAACCGGGCCACAATTATATTTTCATCGGCAAGGTTGGCTCCTTTTGTCCTATGAAACCCGGCTGCAACGGCGGTCTGCTGCTGCGGGAGGTCGTGGACAAAAAGACCGGCGAAAAGAGCTATGCCTCTGCTGGCGGGGCCAAGGGCTACCGTTGGCTGGAGTCCGAGATGGTCAAGCATCTGGGTAAGGAAGACGGCATCGACCGGGGGGACTACGATGCCATGGTGGCCGCCGCCGTTGCGGATATTTCCCAATACGGAGACTTCGAGTGGTTCGTATCCGACGACCCCTATGTAAAAGCGGACGATGACACGCCACCCTGGTTCGGCCCCGGGGAGCCCTATGGCGATGACGCTACCGCCTTTGATGTGAGGTGAAGACGATGAGCATCGTGCTGATTATATTCTGGTTCGACGTTCTGGCTGCGTTCATTTGCGCCGCCACCGAGCGGTTCTTCCTATGCGGCGTCAATGTCGTGTTGGCGGTTTTGCTGGCTTTCATGGCCATGGTTTATGAGGGACGACTGCTGAACCGCGTCAAGAAGCTGGAAGAGGAAGTCGCATTGCTCCGCAGGGGCACGATTATCTGCGAACACCTTTCCCAAATCAACGATAAATAAAGGAGAGTTTTATTATGGCTAATCCCAGAGTGAATGAGAACCTTGTGATCGAGAACGCCCGCCTGCTCTTCCGGAACTTCTCCGGCAGAGAGAGCAAGTACAACCGCGCCGGACAGCGGAACTTCTGCGTCTACATCGAAGATGCCGCAGACGCCCAGAAGCTGATCGATGACGGCTGGAATGTCCGTGTTCGTCCGCCCCGTGAGGACGGCGAGGAGCCCCGCTATTATATTCAGGTGGCGGTCAGCTTTGAGAACATTCCGCCCACGGTCTACATGATTACCAAGCGCAAGAAGGTAAAGCTGGATGAGGAGTCCATCGACACCCTCGACTTCGCGGAGATCCGCAATGTGGACCTGACCATCCGCCCCTACAACTGGGTGATTCAGGAGGGCACCAAGAACGAGAAGAGCGGCGTTAAGGCCTACCTGCGTTCGCTGTACGTGGTCATCGAAGAGGATGAGTTCGCCGAGAAGTACGCCGGCGACGAGTATCCGGAGGAGTAAGACCAATGTGGGGGCGTCGGTGAATAAGGAGATAGCCGGCGCCCTCTCCTATTTTTGAAAGGAGAAAAACCATGGCAAATGAGGTAAATTGCCGCATGATATTTAAGGAGGGTGTGGAATGAAGCCATTCTGGAAAAATTCCCGGAAGAAGAAAACGAAGAACCCTTCCGCGCCTCCCCAGCAGAAACCGAGAACACGGGCAAAACCGAAGTCCATGGAGGAACCGTGGCAACCTCCCATGGCTGTTCCGCCCAAAGCGATGGGGCAAGAAAGAACACCCATCACACAGATGCTGGAATCGGCTCGTCCCGTCCGGAAAGAGTACATTCCAGCCAGGCCGTCGACGCGAAAGAGCGAGTATTATCACGAGTTTCGCTCTAATTTTCAGCAGCTGCTTTCTCCAAAATGTCGTCCGATTGATATTTGGAGGGATTTCATCGTCATGGCGGCCTGCGCAATGTCCAATACCGTGGATAAAGCCCGCTATGATGAGCGAGAGAAACGGTATCTGGAAATTATCAACAAATACGAAGAATCTCAGCAGCATATTTTCCCCAAACTCTATGCCGCTGTAGTCCTGGCTCTGGATGAAAACCCGGAACAGGACTTTCTCGGCGAGATGTTTATGGATCTGCACCTCGACTATGAGGAGCTGAAACAGATATTTACGCCATACCACGTGTGCCAACTGATGGCGGACATCACGATGGACGACCTTGTTGAGCAGATTGACAAGCAGGGCTATGTTTCCATCAATGACTGCTGCTGTGGAGCAGGAGCAAATCTAATTGCCGCAATCAATTCCGCCCGACGCAAATTGGAAGATGCGGGCCTGAACTTTCAGAACCACATTCTGATCATCGGGCAGGACATCGAGGAACTGGTGGCGCTAATGTGTTATATTCAGATCTCCCTGCTCGGGGTCGCTGGCTATATCAAGGTCGGAAACGCCCTTACGGAGCCAATGACCCCTGGCGACAGCATGGAAAATTACTGGTTCACGCCTATGTATTTTTCTGACGTATGGCACACAAGAAGAACCATTCGGACGTTTATGGATTTATTTAAGGAGGATGCGACATGAATAAATGGCCAAGATGCGAGGACTGCGTGCGCGACAATTACCTTAGAGCGCCCGTCTGTCAAACCTGCGTTGCCGGAAGCAACTTTTTGCCCCGGGGACGCAGCAAGATTTACTACGAGTCTGTCCAGGAGATGAATCAGCCGCCGGCAGCTTATCGCGCTATGGTTCAGGCCTTGCGGAGGTTTGACGATAGCGCTCTTGTTCCGGAGATTCTGGACGTGATGTTCAACGAGCCAGCCACTATCGTCTTCTGGGCCGATGGCACCAAGACTGTGGTCAAAGCCGTTTACGACGAGTTCGATCCGGAGAAGGGGCTTGCTATGGCGATTGCGAAGAAAGCTCTCGGCAACAAGGGCAACTACTACAATGTCATTGCAAAGTGGACGGACGAGTATCTTGAGAAAGAGGACAAGTGATGCCCCGTGGCCATCCAGTTATATGACTACCAGCTCGAAGCTCTGAATCGGATGAAAAACGGCTGTATCCTCTGCGGCGGGGTTGGTTCGGGGAAGTCCCGGACCGGCCTCGCTTATTACTATGTGCAAGAGGGCGGCAAAGTGGGTACGGACGAGTATATTCCGATGAAGAATCCCAGAGACCTCTACATCATCACCACTGCACGAAAACGGGACACCTGTGAATGGCAGGGCGATTTGGCTCCGTTCCTGCTCTCCCCCACTCCGGAAGCCAACTACTACAAAAACAAAGTGGTCATCGACTCCTGGAACAACATCGGTAAGTACGTTGACGTCAAGGACGCCTTCTTTATCTTTGATGAACAGCGGGTGGTGGGGTATGGCGCCTGGACTAAGGCGTTCCTCAAAATCGTAAAGTCGAATGACTGGCTTCTGCTCTCGGCCACGCCTGGCGACACCTGGCAGGATTATATTCCGGTCTTCATCGCCAACGGGTTCTACCGCAACAAGACCGACTTTGTGGACCAGCATGTGATCTACGATTGGAGGGCCAAATACCCGAAGGTTGACGGCTACCGCAATACCGGAAGGCTGATCCGGCTTCGGGACAGGATTCTGGTCAACATGGATTTCAAGCGGCAGACAGTATCCCACCATGAGGACATCCGGGTTTCGTATGATATTTCCAGGTATAAGGACATCATGCGGACGCGATGGAATCCCTGGGAGGACAGGCCCATTGAAACTGCGGCCGAACTCTGCATGGCGCTTCGCCGGGTGACCAATTCGGATGAATCCCGGTCTGTCGCGATACTGGAAATCATGGAGGGCCATCCCAGGGCCATCATCTTTTATAGCTACGACTATGAGCTGGATATTTTGCGTTCACTGGGGTATCCGGAGGGTACGGAGGTTGCGGAGTGGAACGGTCACAAGCACCAGGAAATCCCTACCGGAAAAAAGTGGGTGTACCTCGTCCAGTACACCGCCGGCTGCGAGGGTTGGAACTGCATCACCACGGACACTATTATATTCTACTCGCAGCAGTATTCCTACAAGGTTGCCACGCAGGCGGCCGGACGGATTGACCGGCTGAACACACCCTACCGGGATCTCAACTACTACCACCTGAAGAGCTTTTCCGGGATTGACCTCGCCATCAGCAAGGCTCTGTCCAAGAAGAAGAACTTCAACGAGGGCAAGTTTGTCGGTTGGGCCACAAAGCCGTTGGAGGTGAACCCCAAGAGTCATGAACAGGAAAGACGTCGCAGAGCTGCTTAACCGCAGGCGGAGACAAATTCTCGTTCACAGCATCATCTATTACAAAATGGACGATAACCTCATTTCGGATAGCACCTGGTCGGCATGGGCTACGGAACTGGAAGAGCTTCAGAAGAAGTATCCCGACATCGCCGCCAAGGTTCCCTATGCAGAAGAATTCAAAGACTTCGACCACTCGACTGGTATGAACCTGCCTTTGGATGACCCCTGGGCCGTCAATAAGGCCCGACAGCTGCTTGCAATGAAGGACAGAGGATTCTGCATCCAATGTGAGCAGCTTGAAATTAAACTCTAAAAAGGAGAAAGACGATGAATGACGAAAATAAATTTGCGTCAGACCATAGCGATGTTGAAAGTCGCGTTTTCGCTTTTCGCAGTTGCATGGAGCCTGCTCTGCATCTGTTTCCGGAGAACATCGTTGAGAGGTTGAAAAGCGACGGCTTCTTTACGGCCCCGGCCAGCACCAAATACCATGGAGCATACGAGGGCGGTCTATTCGAGCACAGTCTGAATGTGACCAACTCTCTGGTAGAACTCACAAAGCAGAATAGCCTGGCGTGGGGACGCCCGGAATCGCCTTACATCATCGGCATGTTCCATGATATTTGCAAGCAGGACCAATACCGGCATCCGGTTGACGCGACTTTCTATGGTGGCGGTGCCCCGATCCCTCTTGTTGATGAAAGCAAGTGGGAGTACGACCCCGATGCGGTTCTCAAAGGGCACGGGGAGAAGTCGGTGATGCTGCTTTCCCAGCATTTGTCCCTTACCATGGAAGAAATCCTGTGCATCCGTTATCACATGGGCGCCTTTGTAGACCAGAAAGAGTGGAACGACTACACAAGGGCAATTCATGCGTATCCGAACGTCCTCTGGACGCATACAGCAGACATGCTTGCGGCGCACATCCTGGAAGTTGACAAGTGACCATACCTTATTATATTCTGTCTCGAAAGAGGTGAAAGGAATGCTTGGTGCGATTATTGGGGACATTGTTGGCTCCAGATTTGAACGGCACAACCACAAGTCCAAGGACTTTGATCTATTCACAGACCGGTGCCGGTTTACAGATGATACAGCCATGACGGTGGCGGTCGCCAAAGCTCTGCTGGAGTGCAAAGGCGACTATACCGAGCTCAGTGATCATACGGTTCGGTGTATGCAGGAGATTGGGCGAAAGTACCCCAATGCCGGGTACGGACAGATATTCTACCTCTGGCTCCACCATAAGAACCCGGGGCCCTACCGGAGCTACGGAAACGGCTCCGCCATGCGGGTAAGCCCGGTGGCTTATGTTGCCAAAACGGAAAAAGAATGTATCCAACTTGCCAAGGCAGTAACGCAGGTCAGTCACGATCATCCAGAGGGGATAAAAGGCGCGGAGGCTGCGGCTTTGGCTACTTGGGGTGCGATGCGTGGAATTCCAAAAGGAGCAATTCGGGCGCACATCGAGGAGTGGTATTATATTTTGGATTTCACCATTGATGAGATCCGGCCTAAATACCGCTTTGACGCAAGCTGCCAGGGATCTGTCCCTCAAGCAATCGAGGCATTTTTGGAGTCGGAAAATTTTGAAGATACCATCCGCATCGCGGTCTCCCTCGGTGGGGACAGCGACACGATTGCGGCCATTGCCGGCGGGATCGCGGGAGCCTATTACGGCGTCCCGAACGACCTTAGACTGAAAGCAATAGAGTATCTGCCGGCAGAGTTCATTGATATTCTGGAAGACTTTGAGAAAAACTATTGTTGAAACGCAAATCGGGGCCACCCTCATCTTTGGGGGTGGTCTTTTCTTATTATTAGGAGGCACTGCCAATGGATAAAAAGCAGCTACAAGAGTTTATCAGCGCCATTGGGTCGATTGCGGAAACGGCCCTTCTCTTTTATCGGAGCACCCTGGCGGCGAAAGCAACCCCGGAAGAGGCTATGCGGTTGACCCAAGCCTTTATCGCGGCCATATTTTACGGCAACAAAAACAGCAGCTCCACTCCGGAGCAGTGAAAGGAGAACATTATGACGATTCAGGGGTGGGTTCTCTTTGGGATTCTTGCTCTCTTTATTCTTTCGTTTGGCATCTTTGGCGCAATTATATTTGAAAAGATTGTCTGGAAGGTCCTCAGCGTTGTAGCAGCCATGCTCCTTATCATCGGACTCTTTGCCGGGATGCGCTGGTATTATCAGAATACCGCCAGCGGTCAACGGGCAATGACTGACCAGAAAAGTGAACTGGACAACGGGCTCGAACGGACGGTGACGATTTATACGGCAGATGGTGAGATCATTGCACAGTACACTGGGAAAATTGACATTGAGGGCAATGACGGCGGCTACGTCCTCTTTGACTATGAGGGGAAGCGCTACACCTACTATAACTGCTTTGTGGAGTCTATTGCGGACATTAAGTAGGGTACGGACGAAAAATTATATTTAGGAGGTAAGACCATGGCTGGATTGAATTGTGAAATCAGATGGGAAACCCGGCTCTGTGAGGTAGATGGCGAGCTGGGATATTTCCATTGCTGGGAGAATTGGTCCAATGCGATAGATGCGAGTCCGCTGCGGGGTGGTCATCCCGGAGGCCAGATTGGGCAAGTCTATGGAATTGTCGAGTTTAAGGACGGCGTCCGGCGGATCGACCCTGCAAAAATCAAGTTCTGCGACGACGAAAACGCTATTCTGGCGGAGATGGAGAAACACAATCGCGCCGGTAAATTGGAGGGTCAGTAATGAAAGTTTGTATTTTATCGAATGATGACCCCGCGGCCTTTCAAAGCTCGATCAACGCTTTTATCGCTGACAAAAAGGTCATCGACATCAAGTATCAGAGCATGAACCTGACGCTCAAGTTTACGAATGGGGTTCCTTCGGAATCAATCATCGTGGATCGTGCGCTCATCATCTATGAAGAATGAGCAGATAGCGGCAGTTCGTTGCAAATGCGGACGCCCGGCACATATTTGGCATTCGCGGGATGGATATTTATGCGGGTGCATCAATCCGGACTGCGCCATCTCTTTAGAGAGGTCACAGAAGTCCAGAGCGGAATCGATCCAAAAGTGGAATGCAAAGATGAAAGGAGAATCTCATGAATAACGAATGGCATCCCTGCCGGTATATCGATTGTACGTTGGAACATGACGGCTCCTGGGTAGACGGAAAGTGGTATGAATGGGAAGATATTTACGGCAACCGTGAAGTCGCTCGAATGAAACTCGACGCCATGGACCACTTTTATCCTAATACCAAAATCATCAAGGAAGAAAATGTCCGTCGTTACAGAGAGATTATGGAAGGAGAAAACTGATGTTCGTTGTGAGAGACTGGACGCGAAACCCTCCTTACACCATGGTAAGCAACGACGTTAAAGACGTCCGCGATATTGTTATCGGCATTACCGGAGATGAAACGATTGGCGACCATGTGCTTCTTCATCTTGGACATATGATTTTTGGACAATTTTTAGTATGGGGTCCGCTTGTCATCAGGTGCGTTCCGGATGAAGATGCTCAGGCATTATATTTGAAAGGAGAAAACGATGCTGATCATTAAGACAGCGGAAGACCGAGAACGCTGCACGTCTTGTTATGGCAACATTATCGTTGAGTTGACCATGGAAGAAGTCGTTGCCCTGTTCTCAGGAGCAACGCTCGGCGATCCGAACTTTAATGAATATGGGGTATTCATTCGATTAGAAGGCTCCACGCCTGTTTGAAAGGAGAAACTAATGGGTATTAAGTTTGAAGGTCAGGTCTTAAAATTTGGCACCGTGGATAAATGCAATAGAAAATTTGCCCCGGACTGCAAGATCACGTTCCCCGAGAAAATCCCGGTAGCCTACAACTTCGATATGGATGAAATAATCGGACATGCTGATATTTCCAAGGTGGAGGACGGACTCAAAGGCGTGGTATCATTGTTCGATACGAATATTCTCCCTGGAAACGAGTATTTCGTTGGCGGATATTATACCAGGATTAAGACGCATGTGGAGGATCACATCACCGTCATCGATTCTGGTAGATTGGTCAGCATGAGTATCGTTCCGGAGCATAATGTCGCTGATGAAAATTTGAAAGTTAGGAGAGTTGGACCCAATGCTGAAAATTGAAAACACCGAGGTTCTGGGCTGGGCGCACGCCATTCATGGTATGCGCAATCCGATGAACTCTTGGGCGAATAGCGATTCCAGTTGGAGATATGTCGCTCCAGCTCAGAGGGAAGGTCATATTTTGGCTTCTTATTCTGATGATTCTGAATTTTGGATCGGCCCTAATGATGCGAATTTGATGAACCGTCTCCGCAACGCCGGCACCGACCACCGGAAGTTCATGCGGATGATTGTGGTCTATCTCGACATTACTGCCCCGTTGTACTGGTGGAAGGAGTTCGATACTTACAAGGTGGGGACAGTAGCCAATTCCAGCTCTACCATGCATAAGATTGCGGCCAAAGAATTCACACTGGAGGATTTCAGTTGCGAACATTTATTCGGTTCTGCGAATGGTGAAGATACGGATTGTTGGATCTCTTCTACGGAAGGTATCAGCGAAATTGAACCGATCGATATTCTCGGTCTCACCATTACAATGCTTAATAAAGCTAGAGAATTGTATCTGGATTATCAAGAAAAAGCATTTACTGGCAATCAATTTGCTAAAGATCATGTCAAAGAGTATTGGTGGCAAATGATCCAGCTCCTTCCCTCCTCCTACAACCAGCGGCGGACGGTTATGCTCAACTATGAAGTGCTGGCCAATATCTACAAGAGCCGGCGGAACCACAAGCTGGATGAGTGGCACACCTTCTGCGACTGGATCGAGGGTTTGCCGTACAGTGAGCTGATTACTGGCCCCAGTTTGAAAGATATCCCCATTAGTAATGAAATCATGGAAGAGGCAAAACGAAGAGTCCATGAGGAGCTGAATACCCAGCTCGATCATTTCTGTAAATTACATGAGGGTTAAATGATGAATAAGGAACAGAAGTGGATCGAAAAGCACCCCATAACGTGGCTTTTGATGCAGAAAATAGGGGAGTTTCTGTGGTTCTTTGCCAAGTTCTCTGTCTGTATGCTTTTGTGGTGGGCGATACACCTCTGATTGACACTCTTCGGCCAAGCATGGTATGATGAACTTGGATAAGCCAAATCGACTATGCGCAAAAAGTGCATCTCCTATTATGGAAGGAGGTTGTTAAGCTATGGCCGAACGCAACAATTCTCACCTTCTGGATGGTGGTGATGATTCCATGGGCATGACAGACAACCAGTATAAGGGTATGCTTCTGGACCAGTTGGAAGACTGGCAGGAAGTCCTGGATCTGGCAATCAAGGCCGGGAACACCGAAATCCAGGAAAAGGTCGAGAAACAGATTCGCAAAATCAATGAAAAGCTGAAGTTCTAAACCTCGACCAAAGGGAGAGCCTACGGAAACGTGGGCTCTCTTCTTTTATATTTGAAAGGGGGCGATCGAATGGAAAAAATACTTCGACTAAACGAACAAGATATTGTCCAGGCACTTGCAGACCACTTCAATGTGGATCGCGCCAAAGTAAACCTGACGGTCAAAATTAGGACAGAGGGATACGGCCCGACCGAGCATCAGTTTCCGGAAGTGAGCGCTGATATCAAGGAGGGTTGAGCATGGACATTCCAGGAATACGATGCTTGACCTGCATCCACATCAAAGTTTGCTCGCTGAAACCCACCCTGCTCATGTATGAAATGATGGCGAAAGAAATGGGCATATCTCTGCACTGTCCAAACTATATTGATATTTCACGGCTTCGCCCGGAGAAAGGACAAAAAGATGACGCTTCATGAAAAAGTAGTCCTATCGGCTTACACCGGCATTTTGATGTGCGACTTTTCCGAAGTGCACAAGTACATCGAAAAACTCCTCGGCAGGCCGGTCTGGACGCATGAACTGGCCAGCGAGGCTCTGTGGTCCGAAATTAAGGAGAAAGCGAAGCCTGATTTTCACAAAATCATCGAGCCATAGGAGGGGTTCCAATGCGAAAGCTCTATGTTTGCGATCGTAAGCAATGCGGCGACCGGTGTCACTATCCTGATTGCCGGCATACCACTGATATTTCCCATGCAATCAATGCTCCAACCTTCCCCAACGGCTTTGAGAAGGTGGAGCACAACGGCAACGTCTATTTTGTGGAGAGGGAGGATTGATATTTTGACCTTTAAGGAATTCACAGCCTGGTGCAATGAGCGAGCCTGTGACGGATGTTGGGGTATGCTCACCGCCATGACCTGTTTGGATCTGATGGCAACTGTCAATAAGATCCCATTCTGGAAAAGAGAAAAAGTTTGGCGAGAACAGTATGAAAAGCAGGTTCTGGACGAGATTGTCGAGCCGATCAACCAAAAGATTCTCATTGCCAAACTCGCTGCTCAAACTTTGAAAAGCAAACACACCGATGAAATCGAAATTGCCAACGAAAAGGAGCATTCTACCATGACAATCAATGAATACCAGGCGCTTGCGCTGCGCACGGAGTCACGCATCACCACCGACCCCGTCCCTTATATTCGCGTTCTGGAAGGGCTTATGGGCCTGAACGGAGAGGCCGGCGAGGCCATTGACCTGATGAAGAAAGTGCTGTTCCAAGGCCACGAGTTCGACCGGGAGCACATGGCCAAAGAGCTGGGCGACATTGCCTGGTATCTGGCTGTCAGCGCTGACGCCATTGGCTACGACCTGGAGAGCATCCTGCAAATGAATGTGGACAAGCTCAGGACGCGGTATCCGGACGGTTTCAGCACGGAGCAGAGCCTGCATCGCAGCGCCAATGATATTTAGGAGGCACCGCCATGAGCATCCAAGATGACTACCTGTTTGTCCGGTTTGACAAATACTGCAAAACCTGCAAGCATGAGAAGCTGGAGGAAAACGAACCGCCCTGCGACGAGTGTCTGGAGCATCCAGTAAACCTGCACTCGCATAAACCTTTTTGTTACGAGGGTACGGATGAGTAAGAAAGACCGTTCCGCAGCATACACCACTTAAAACACAGGAGGGCAACATGACACAAAAGCGAATCAGGATGGTTCAGCGTGATATTTTGAACGATCGGCTGCGGCTTCTCTACGACGACGGAACGCAAGGTGTTCTGGAGTATGGGGAAGCCGTTTCCCGTTCCAAGGCACCTGCCGTCATCAAGCCGAACGACTTTGTTGGGCTGACGCTCAAGCAGGCCAAACTGAAACTTGGCATCAAGAATTGAGGTGCGGCCCGTGAGTTACCAATACGATTTATATTTACAAAAGCATAAGGCCAACGTGAAAAAGGGCTTTGACTGGCTTCAGACCAACATGCCCTGGCTCTTTGAGGGGAAGCCGGACGCTGCTTGGCAGACCGAGTTCGAGCATGATGCGTCCAAATCAAAGCCGGATGAGTATGAAGCCTATGACGCTTATTTCTACGGAGGCAACCGCTCCTATGCCGTTGTCCAGGCGTTTCAAAGAGCCTGGCTGCTCCACATCCACCGCAATCCCCATCACTGGCAGCACTGGGTTCTAATCAACGATGACCCCGGCGAAGGTGAAGTTCTGCTGGAGATGCCTTACAATTATATTATTGAGATGATCTGCGACTGGTGGGCCTTCAGCTGGGAGAAAGGCAATCTGAGCGAGATATTCTCGTGGTATGATGAGCATAAGGACTACATCAAACTGCATCCGAAGACCCGCGAAACCGTGGAAGATATTCTCTGGGAGCTCCGGGGACGGCTTGGATTCAATGTCCTTGCTCACCATGGCGTCAAAGGTCAAAAGTGGGGCGTTCGCAATGGGCCGCCGTATCCGCTTGATAAAAGCAAGAAGTCTGGTAGAATAGTAACAAAAACCATCAAAGGACATGCTGGACCAACTAAACAGGACGAACCCGACAGTGTCGTTGATCACATTTCTTCTGATGGAAAAGTGAAAACACGCGCATTTTACGATGGTGACGGATGGAAAGTTTCAGAAATACACACGAGCGATCATGGTAATCCCAAACACCATTCGTATGGAAGTCATGGCGAGCACATTCATTATTATGAGTGGGATCGTGAAACCGGAAAACGAATTAGTAGCACTCAGGAAGAGATACCGGAGGATTTAAGGAAGGAGAATGATGATATTTTATGACTTTAGAAGAGTTTGTAGCGATTCTGAGCGATGAGTATGCCACGGCCGAGTTTGAGTACAACGGCAAGCGATGTGGCATCGAGCCAGAAACCAGCGATTCAAATACCACCTATGCGATGTGGTATGGCGAGACCTGGAAAGACTATTCAGACATAGATGACCTTCTTTCGGACGACTTCTTCGATGGACGCTCCCTTCGTGATATTTTCGATTCGGTTGACGTGCAGTTCTAACTCATGATTTAACGAGCATTAGTCTGAACCGGAAGGTGGAAAGGAGTTCGCATGGTTAAAAAGTATGACAAAGTCCGCCTGAAGGACGGAAGGACAGCAACCATTGTCGAGGTCTTGGAGGAAGGCGTTGCCTATCTGGCCGATATTGACTTACCCGGTCCTGATTGGGATACGGAGGAGATTCGCCAGGAAGACATCGAAGAGGATTGATATTTGAACGCAATGAAAGTACGCTGGAAAGGCGAAACCGAGTTCCTGATGCTTACACACGATAAAGTTTATACCGTTCTTGGCATGGAAAAGGGTTGGTATAGGCTGGTCGACGACAGCGGTGAAGATTATCTGTACCCTCCTGAGAACTTCGAGATCGTGGAAGAGTAATTATATTTATGAGCCTTTAGAGTTCTAAGCCCACAGGAAAGGAGAAAAACTGTGATAACAATTCAAGGGCAATACAACACTGCTATTTGCTACACCAATGAGCTGGAAGGAGCGGCTCGGGAGCAGATTCAAGCTGTTTGTGACCGGCCTGAGTTTGCAGGCTGTAAAATCCGCATTATGCCCGATGTCCATGCGGGTAAAGGCTGTACCATCGGCACCACTATGACCATTCAGGACAAGATCGTCCCCGGTATGGTAGGCGTGGATATTGGCTGTGGTATGGAAACTGTGGAACTGGCCGAACGCGAGATTGACTTCGCCAAGCTGGATGCGCTGATTCGGGAGAAGATTCCCTATGGCCGGGAAATCCGCGATATCCCCCACTCCCTCAACTCCAAAATTGACTTGACCCAGCTTCGGTGTGCTGACCAGGTCAACCTTGACCGAGCGGTTCGCAGCATCGGTTCTTTGGGAGGCGGCAACCACTTTATTGAGGTAGACCAAGCCGGGGACGGACGGCTGTTTCTCGTAATTCACTCCGGGAGCCGGAACCTCGGAACGGAAGTGGCCGACTACTATCAGAATGAGGGACGCCGCGCACTCTGGGGCGGGGCCAAGCATCAGATCCAGGAGACCATCGCAAAGCTCAAAGCTGAAGGACGGCTCCAGGAGATCCAGATGACCATTACGGTGCTGAAGCAAGAGCATGTGTTGGATATTCCGAAAGACCTGGCCTATGTGGAGGGTAAGTTGTTCGACGACTACATCCATGACATGAAGTTGACCCAGCGCTTCGCCGTTCTGAACCGAAAAGCTATGGCGGACATCATCGTGTCCGGGATGGGATTCACGATTACGGACGAATTCACCACCATCCATAATTATATTGATACGGATGCCATGATCCTTCGCAAAGGCTCCGTTTCTGCCAAAGCTGGCGAAAAGCTGCTCATCCCCATTAACATGCGTGACGGAAGCCTGATCTGCATTGGCAAGGGAAATGAAGAGTGGAACTGCTCCGCTCCGCATGGCGCGGGAAGACTGATGAGCCGGCGAGCTGCGCTCAATACCCTCTCTATGGAAGAGTTCCAGAATGAGATGAAGGGTATCTACACAACTTGCGTAGTGCCCGGCACCTTGGATGAGTCCCCGATGGCCTACAAGAGCATGGATGAGATTATCGCACAAATCGGCCCCACAGCGGACATTGTGGAGCGTATTCGCCCGGTCTACAACTTCAAAGCCTCGGATTAAACAAAATACGAAAAAAAAGAATGCCTCGAATTGTGTAACAGCAGTTCGGGGCATTTATATTTTCTGGAAAGGAGCAGTATGAAAGGGATTTATCAGAGTGTGCCCGACTGCATCGCTTGTATGAATTTGGGGTGGGCTCCTTCGGGGGCCTGTTCTGAATGCCTCAGATTGGCGAAAGAGCGCGCCGAAGAGGTCGATATTTTACAGCTCGGCGTTGGGCTCTTCGCAGACAAGGCCGTTATCAAGAAAACGAACGGAGCACTGGCAACCGTTCCGATGAGCGAACTCACCATTATCGATTGATATTTTGAAAAGGAGAAAACACTATGCTTCGATTGTCCAAAGAGGTAAAAGAATTCATTATCCAGACGCTCGGTAAAAAAGAAGGCAAAAAGTTGATTGATGCCGTTCACGCAAACTTCCCGATAATTCTCAACGGGCCGCATTATGCCACTGGGAAAACCACCATTCAGGTATTACTGCGCAGTCTTGGGTATGATCGAGTTTACGTTCTTGGCGAAGGCATCAAAACCATCCGGGCGGAGATTCCTGTCCCTGAACCGTACCAGCCTCTAAACGAGGTGCTTGAGTCGCTTGGGATCGGCCGGAAATATTTAGGCGCCCCCTAACCTCTACCGTAATATCGAACGAACGCCGGGGAACGATCGGAAACGGTGTAATAGCAGTATGGAGGATTACCAGTGGACTTCGGGATATATCCGCAATCAGCCATAGCCTCGTTAAATTCACAATTATCGACGTAAAACCCACCGGGTAACTGCTCGAAACAAGTCCGAATCTCTCCGGTAGTGAATCCAGTATTGTAGGTCTTTTGCCGAATTAGGTTTTCGCGAATCCACTCACACAATATTTCATGCTTATTTTTAGACAACGCCATATTAGCGCACCCCCTTCTTTGTCCCATTATACCACTGATTGATATTTTGAAAAGGAGAAAACACCATGAACGAAATGAATGCAAATGCGGTCGAAACCAAGGAACCCGAGAACGCTACGGCGTCTACCCCTCCGAAGATCATTGCCGTGGACTTCGACGGCTGTCTTGCGGTCAACAAGTGGCCGAAGGTGGGAGAGCCCATCTGGAAGAACATCAATCGGTTGAAAGAGGAGCAGGCCAACGGCACCAAGGTCATCCTCTGGACCAACCGTGTCGGCGAGCCCCTGGAGAAGGCTGTGAGCTTCTGCAAGGAGCATGATATTCACCTGGACGCAGTCAACGAGAACCTGCCTGAGATCGTCGAGGCCTTTGGCGGGGACTGTCGGAAGGTCTTTGCCAATGAGTATTGGGATGACCGGGCGGTGCTGATGGACGAAGAGGAAAACCGCTGGGCCTCTCAGGAGGTCGAGATGGCCTGTCAGCGGGAAAAAGAGGCTTCGGAGGATACGGATGACTGGGCCTATGGCGTGGCCTGCTACAAGAGCGCTCTGAGGGCCTACGAGTGCCTTTACAGGGATGGTCACAGCGGTTTCGGCATCCAGATCACCAAGAGCATTCTGAACCGTCTGATTGACGGCAAGTGCCTGACGCCCATTGAGGACACTCCTGATATTTGGAGCGACATCACCAGTGAGTGCAACTGGAAAGAAGGATATCAGAAGTACCAGTGCAAGCGCATGTCCTCCCTGTTCAAGGAGGTTGCTCCGGATGGCACAGCCACCTATTCCGATACCGAACGGGTCTGCGGCATAAACATCAATGCTCCGAATGCGGCCTTCAGCAATGGCTTCATGACCCGGCTCGTGGATAAGATCTTCCCCATCACCATGCCCTATCTGCCTGCCGGCAAGAAGTATCGCGTGTTTTCGGAGGACTTCCTGGTCGATCCTAAGAACGGCGACTACGATACGGTTGGCTACCATTATATTCTTACACCCGATGACAAGAAGGTGGAGCTTAACCGCTACTTCAAGGAAGAGGACGGCAAGATGGTCCAGATTGAAAAGGCCGAGTATGAGGAGCGGAAGGCGAAGCGGGTGACCAAGAAATGAAAAACGGCTGGGATGATATTCTAAGGTTCATCTTCAACTCGGTCGCTGTTCTGGCCATCCTCGGCGTTCTATTCCTTGTAAAACTTCTGTTCGACTTTTTGAGGTGGATTCTATGAAAAATTTCGACACTATGCTGGTGGGATTTGATCACAGTCATGGTGATCCGGCAGTATTGATCGTTGGGAGAAAAGCTCCGGGCGATAATGTCCGGATTATCAATCAGTTCCAAGGCAAAGAGGCGGAAGAGCTGTACCGGAAACTGGTCGGAGAGGAGGATAAAAATGATTGAGAAAAGACTGGGTAAAATTGACTTTGTCGAGTTTGGCAGTATGAAAGATTACCCGTTTCAGCTGGGGCTCCAACTCGGTTTCTCGATGTCTGGCAGCGGCGTCATGGATGGTGGCAAATACACTGTAAACATGTCTCCAGACTGCCACTGGGAAATTGGAACTCGTCATACCAATCTTGCGGAATCCCTCGACCGTGTGGCAAAAATCCTCAAGGATGCGAAGGTGAATTATATTTCCGAGCTGTTGGGGAAGCCCGTTGAAGTAACTTTGGAAGATGGTATGTTCAAGGAATTCCGGATTCTTACGGAGGTCCTTTGATATTTTGAAGGGAGGACACATGAAACGCATTTACGTCGGCACACTCTTGTGCATTATTTTGTCGTTGGGACTTTTGACCGGATGTGACCAAGGCGTCGCTCGCTCTCTCGGTGGCGATATGACATTAGAGCTTGAACCCGGGCAAAAACTGGAGATGATTACCTGGAAGGAGGATTCCTTGTGGTATTTGACCAGACCCATGCGGGATGACGAGGAGCCGGAAACCCACACGTTTCAGCAATCGTCTGAATTCGGCGTGTTTGAGGGGACCGTAACCATCATCGAATCTGTTGTCGAAGGAGAAAACGCATCATGACTATTTATGTTTCAGGAAGACAATCGGGCAAAACCACATTTCTGATTCGGCAATCCGCAGATACAGGCGCGGTCATTGTGGCGCCGACCTGCCAGATGGCGAGATACATCGATAGTATGGCTCGCGACCTTGGTTTGCAGATTCCTCCGCCCGTTACTGTCGCCGATTGGATTCGAGGCCTGGTTCGTCAGCCTAAAGACCATGACAAAACCTACCTGGTGGATGAGCTGCAAATGGCTCTACATCAACTGAATGTCAAAGCGGCAACGATTGATAGAAATTATGAGGAGATGGTTCGTATGTTTGGAGTAAAGGAAACCTGCTGCACCAGATGCAGCCATAGGGACGTGTGCCAGTACAAGTCGGAGTATCTGGCGGCACAAACTGCTGTGGATGAGGTGAGCGTCCGCCGGCCCTCGAAGGATGACGAGTCTATCAGCAGCATTCGCCTCCATGATATTCCCTGGATCGAGCCGGTGGAGTTGAAATGCACATACTTCCGCCAGGACACAGGGGCAATTCGATAACTACTATTCGGGAGGAATAAACCAATGAACAAAAAAGTGATGCGCCATAAGGCGATCTGCGACGAGCTGAACAGCTTGTACGAAAGGAAGAACCATGACTACGGCGACAGCTTCCATCAGACCTTTGTAGAGGAGGGGCTGGCTATGACCCGTATCCGGTTGGGGGACAAGTTCTCCCGGTTTAAGACCCTTTCCCGGCTTGACTGTGCGGACGCCGGTCGGCAGCAGGTTACGGACGAATCCATTCGGGACACCCTGATGGATCTGGCCAACTACGCCATTATGACCATTCTGGAAATGGATGGGGAGAAAACGATCGATCCCAATGCTTCCTGTATGGCGAAATGATATTTAGGCCGGTCTTCACCGAAAACAACGAAATGATGGGAGGCAGCTATGCAGGTCAAGAAAGCCGGAGGAAAGGTGTACGGGGCCGTACTTACCGCGGCGGAGAAGAAAGCCATGGACTTGGAGATCCAGCGGGAGTTGGCAGAGTACGACCGAAAGCATATCGCCGAGATCGACGCGACGATTTTATGGGTGCTGCATGAGCAATTCGGGTTCGGGGCTCAGCGGCTCCGAACTTATTACGACGCCTTCCACGACCGTATCAAAGAATTGGTCAGCCGCTATGAGATGGAGGACCAGGATGATATTTGGCTCTGCACTCAGATGCTGAAGAGAATCGGCGTCGATGTGGAGACGTGGCACAAGGAGAGTGAGCATGGGACTTGATGATTTTGGGAGAACAGTACGGAACATCCGCTTAGTCAGGGCGCTCCTGCTCTATGACATGGCAAAGGACCTTGATATTTCACCGGCCGAGCTGTCTGCCATCGAGTGCGGGAGAAAACCTGTTCCCGATTGGTTCGTCTCCAAGCTGCAAGAAAAATACGGCATCAGCGACATGCACGCTCAAACGCTTATCAAATTTATGAAGGAACGGGGTGACAGTGATTGTCCTGGAATGACCGAAAAAACGCAGAGGGATATTCTGACCCGACCGCCTATCAGGCCCTGAAGAACATTGAAGCCGAGGAGGAACGGTTCCACAAGCTGCTCCATATGATCTTTGATATTTGCGCTTTGTCCGACTTTGAGATCGAGGGGCGGATCGTTCTGGTGGATAAGCGTTCCGGAAAGGTTTGGAGGTGAGTGGAATGGGTATATCAAGACTGGCGAAGAAATGCCAAGCGTGTCCGTACGTATCCACCTGCGACCATAAGCGAATGGAGGCGCTTGGATATTTACCACTGCCGGAAGCAAATGTCGAAGTGAAGGTAGATTTGTCAGCCACACCAACAGCGGAACTGATTGATCAGTTGAGTCGAGCCGTACAGATTCCAAAACACGCATTACGTGGAGGTGAATGGAATGGGTATGACACTTGAACAGACTTTGGAAACAGTCGCCAAGATACAGAAGGCCTGGGACGCCTTGGCTCTGTCGATATCGGATGCGGCCGAAGCCTTTGCGGAGATGTGGGAGAGGCTCTTTTCCAGCCCTGATATTTGGCTCGGACGGAAGTCTGTCCCGCCGAAAAAGTACGGCATGTCTCTGCTCAAAAAGCGTCCGTACCAGGCGTTTCCGGCTTATCAGTACCGCCCCATTGTCCCTCGAAACAGGCCTTACCAGCGGCGTTCCTATTGAGAATGAGGCTGGATATTTCTAATCTAAGATAGAAAACAGGCTAACTTAGATTAGAATTCGTCCGTACACGGCTTGAAAATCTCTGCCCAGATGGTTAAAAGCTGCTACTATTACTGTTAGTAGCAGGTCATTTTGCTGGCCACTTTTGGTCTGTAAAACTGGCCATTTACCCACTTTGGGTTCGGATTTTGCGAAAATTTGGAGGTTGGATAGCCGTGTACGGACGGAAAATTGGTGAAAAACTGGCCATTTGCCCACTTTTTGCCCACTTTTATTTCAAAAGCGGCCAGGCTGAAACCCTTGGGGCGCAAGGGTTTGCGGGTTTTCTGGCCACTTGCCCACTTTTTTTCTTAATTAAATGCGAAAAAAAATATTAAAAATTATATATAAGTGGAAGAAAAAAGTGGCCAACTGGCCAGCAAGGGCAAAATAGTGAGTTTTGAGGCTGTTTCGAGCCGTTTTCACAAGATGGCGCAACTGTAAGGTTCACTCTTCCATTTCGCGGCGCATTGTGATATACTGAATCCGCCACACAATCGTATAAAGAATTATTCGGCTACGGAGAACACATCTTGGCAACAAGTGTCTTCTCTCTATACTCATGCGCCCGTAGCCGGGTAACGAGATTGTGTGGCAACAATGAGAGATGCGCTTTAGTTGCAGAGTGCGTCTCTTCATTGGGGCGCACTCTTTTATTTTGCCCAAAGGAGGGAAGGCTGATGGGAAGATCTAACAAACCGAATCCCAATATTGGCGGGAAGCTCGGACTTGTCGCCGGAATCGTTAGTGCTGTGACTCCAGTTGCGATTGAGTTTATAGACCGAATCCCCAGAAAAGACGAAACGGAGCCCTCTGAAGAATTGATATCCATGCCGGAGCTCTGTTCCAAAAAGTTCCCTTTGAAACTGGACGAAGCTAAAGAACTTATAGAGGGCCACGGTCTGAAAGCGCTGCCTATCGAAGTTCGCATCAGAGATGCGCATGTTAGATACAAGGATTGTTTTGACCTTCAGGTCGTTGCCTGCAATAAAAAGGCTAACTCAAAACTTAAGCCTGGAGAGGTTGTTATTATCCAGTATGTGACTCGTGAGGTAATCGATGAGAGTCTACGGATATTTGAAGAAGCTGAGCGGCAGAAAGCCGCCTTGAAGCAAGAAAGAGCCGATAGGCGGGCCGAGAAATGGGAGCACATAAAAACCCATGCTGGTGATACTGCCGTCAAAGCAAAGGCCGGCGTTGAGAAGATCATTCATCGAGACAACAAAAAGAAAGAGTTTGACAAGGAGGATTCTTATGAGTAGTGGAAAGAAACGCAGCGGCGGCGGATTGCTGCTGGACCTTATCCTGACCATCTGCACGGGAGGTCTTTGGCTGATTTGGATTCTGATTCGGTATCTGCGGAACAACAGCTGATGGAAAACAAATTGATATTCTGCGTTTCGCCGAGGTGCCTACGGGTGTCTCGGCTGTTTTTGTTTTCGCAGGAAAAACCGTCGCCTTTATGAGGAGGCGATGTTATGAAACCGAACATGAAAGACTCGACCCAACTACTGATAACGTTTACCACTTCGATGGCGGCGGCGATTGGATCATGCGCCGGAGCCACGATTTGGCAATCGTTTGGCAAACCAAAGGTCGAGGAGATTGCCGAGAAGAATAGCAAGCCAAAACGGAAAATAGGATTTAGTATCGATTAAAGATTAGAGCCGCCAGCCGCGGCTCTTTTCTTTTTGCCCAAATTGATATTTTAAGGCTGTTTTTCTTTCCGCGAAAAAAACAGACTCTTTTATGGAGAGGAGAGAGATATGTCGCGCATATCTTGTTCTTTCTATCACTTTTATCGGAAAGGAGGCCGTTCGATGGCCCGAAGCGCAAGACTGGAAAGCGGTTTTCAAGACCGGCTCATCAGCACGCTGAAAGCACGATTCCCTGGCTGCATGATATTTAAGATGGACCAGCGTCAGGGCATTCCCGACCTGTTGATTCTTTACGGCGAGAAATGGGCCTCCCTTGAATGCAAGAGATCTAACAAAGCCAAGAGACAGCCGAACCAGGAATATTACGTTGGGAAGATGAACGAGATGTCGTTCTCCAGATTCATCTCCCCGGAGAACAAGGAGGAAGTGTTGGATGAACTTTGTAAAGCATTCCAACCTTGAGGGTCAACATGCTTTTCTTGGCGCGAGCACCTATCACTGGATCAACTACACGGAAGAGAAGGTGGCCGACGCCTACGCCAAGTATCGTGCGGCCCAGCGTGGCACAGTCCTTCACTCTTTTGCCGCCCAGTGCATCAAGCTGGGTCAGCGGCTACCCAAGTCGCAAAAGACATTGAACATGTATGTCAACGATGCAATCGGTTACAAGATGACTCCGGAACAGATCCTCTACTATTCCCCGAACTGCTTCGGCACCGCTGACGCGATTTCATTTCGAGGCGACATACTCCGGATTCATGATTTGAAAACTGGAGAAAGTCCGACACACATGGAACAGCTGATGATTTATGCGGCGCTCTTTTGCTTGGAGTATAACTACAAGCCGAACGAGATTCAAATGGAGCTTCGTATTTATCAGAATGACGGAATCATTTGTCACCAGCCCACGATCGAAGATATTTTCCCCATCATGGACCGGATCATAACCTTCGATAAAATCATCAACAGTATCAAAGAGGAGGAGTAAGCCATGAACCCCATCGCGGAAGATATTTTGATGCACTATGGCGTCAAGCGGCGCTCTGGGCGCTACCCCTGGGGTTCTGGTGAAAACCCCTATCAGCATGGCGGCGACTTTCTGGCCAGAGTGGAAGAACTCGAAGCCATGGGAAAGAGCCAAAAAGAAATTGCCGAAGAACTGAAGATGTCCACTACTGACCTTCGTATGCAGGTTCGGGTGGCAAAGCATGAGCGACGGGCTCTCCAGGCGGAACGGGCCAAGTCCCTTCGTGAAGAAGGAAAGACTCTCGATGAGATTGCCAAAATCATGGGGTACAACAACGACTCCTCGGTTCGTGCGCTTCTCAATGAAAACACCGCCAGCAACAAGAACAAGGCCCTTGCTACCGCCGAGGCATTGAAGAAAGAGCTGGCAGTAAAAGGGGCTCTTGATGTTGGCGAGGGCGTAGAGCAGCAGCTTGGCGTCTCGAAAGGAGTTCTTCAGGAAGCTCTGTTCATTTTGGAAACAGAAGGTTATAACCGATATGGCGTTGGAGTCCCTCAGGTGAACGATCCCAAGAAGCGGACAATCACTCCGGTTATTTCGGTTCCCGACATCGAGCAGAGAGACGCCTACCAGAACCTCGACATCATCAAGTCGGTGGGCGACTATCACTCTTCGGATGGAGGCGCATCCTGGGATAAGCGCGAGTATCCGGCAAGCATCGATTCAAGCCGAGTCAAGGTGCTCTATGGGGATGAGGGCGGCTCGAACAAGGACGGAGTCATTGAAATTCGTCGTGGCGTTGCAGACCTTGACCTGGGAAACGCTCACTATGCGCAGGTACGCATTCTTGTGGATGGGACGCATTACCTCAAGGGCATGGCCATGTATTCTGATGACATGCCGGAGGGGTGTGATATCGTGTTTAACACGAACAAGCACTCCGGAACGCCCAAGATGGATGTATTCAAAAAGATTCAGGATGACCCCGACAATCCTTTCGGCGCATTCATCAAGGCCAACGGTCAGAGCTACTACCCCGACCCGAATGGCAAGTACACAGACCCGATTACCGGCGAGAAAAAATCTTTGTCGGCCATCAATAAGCTGAAGGAGGAGGGTGACTGGGACAAGATGAGTAAGAACTTGTCCTCCCAGTTCCTATCCAAGCAGCCCATCAAACTGATCCAGAAGCAGTTGGATTTGACCTATGCCGATGCGGCCGATGAATTTGCCGAGATTTGCTCTCTGAACAACCCGACTATCAAGCGGAAGCTTCTTATGGACTTTGCAGATGAATGTGATTCTGCCGTCGTCCATCTGAAAGCGGCCGCCCTCCCCCGGCAGAGCACACAGGTCATCCTGCCTATCACAGCAATGAAGGAAACGGAAATCTATGCCCCCAACTATCGTAACGGTGAGAAAGTTGTGCTGATCCGCTACCCTCATGGCGGAACCTTTGAAATTCCGGAGTTGACGGTCAACAACAAGAATCAGTCGGCCATCTCCGTTCTCGGCAAGAACATCAGGGATGCGGTCGGCATCAACCCGAAGGTGGCGGAACGGCTGTCCGGCGCGGACTTTGATGGCGACCAGGTTGTTGTCATTCCTGTTGGCGGAAAGGTTTCTGTAAAATCTACCCCCGCCCTGGAGGGGTTGAAAGGTTTCGACCCGAAAACGGAATACTCCACCGAGGGGAAGACCGGTATCCGGCTTCTCTCAAAAGAAGCCACCCAGATCGAGATGGGGAAGATTTCCAACCTCATCACCGATATGACCTTAAAAGGGGCCCCCACCGAGGACATCACGAAAGCTGTCAGACACAGCATGGTCGTCATCGATGCGGCAAAGCACAAACTCGACTACAAGCGTTCGGAGATTGAAAACGACATCCCCACCCTTCGTAAGCGGTGGCAGGGTTACACTGACCCCGAAACCGGCAAAGAGAAAGGTGGTGCCTCCACCCTGCTCTCCAGGCGCAAGCAGACCGTCGATGTTCCCGAGCGTCAGGGCAGTGGACGCGTCGACCGGGAGACTGGCGAAGTCGTCTATAAGGAGTCTGGTCGAACCTATGTAGACCCTAAGACTGGGAAAACAGTTCAGGCCACGACGAAGATCAAGTTGCTGGAGAAAACCAAGGATGTTCGCACCTTGTCCTCTGGCACCGTTCAGGAAGATGCCTATGCCGACTATGCCAATCGTATGAAAGCACTCGCCAACCAGGCGAGACTTGAGTATCTGGATACGCCGACATTGGTACGGAACGCCAGCGCAGCAAAAACATATGCGCCTGAAGTCGCAAGGCTGACCAGTGCACTGAAGACTGCGCAGCTTAACGCCCCTAAGGAACGTGAGGCCCAGCGCATCGCCAATGCTCAGGTAAAGGTCAAGGTTCAGGCGAACAATGTCACCGACAAAGACGAAATCTCTAAGATTCGTCGTGCAGCGATCAGTGACGCTCGCGTTTCCACTGGTGCAAGCGGAAAAGGAACGCGCATTACGATCTCCGATGGAGAATGGGAAGCAATCCAAGCTGGCGCGATCTCTGATACAACCTTGAAAGAGATTCTTCGTTACTCTGATCCCGATGTCGTCCGGGAGCGCGCAACCCCAAGAGCATCGACGCATCTGTCTGAAGCTCGTGTCAATCGCATTAAAGCGATGGCCAATTCTGGAAGCACCAACTCTGAAATCGCAGATGCTTTGGGCATTTCGCCTTCTGTCGTTTCCAAGTATCTCAATGAGTAAGAAAGGAAGTGAGAGCGAATGGAAATGTGTATGCTTACTACTACCGATAACCCCTACGACCCTTTTACACAGTATGAAGCGTGGTATCGGTTCGACGAAGACAACGGCTATCATTCCTGCGCTTTTTTAGCGCGCATCGCCCGTACTTCCGATCAGCTCTCTGACAAGGAGAACCAGGAAGAAATCGAGCGAGCAATCAACGATATCATCAAGTACGACCCCCTGGGCATCTATAAAAAGGTCAAGAAGATTGTGCAATCCGAGCCTGCCGTGACCGCATAATGGTAAACCGATGGTAGCCATTGGGAAAGAAACGCTCTCTCATCAGGAGTGCGTTTCTTTTTGTCATTTATGGGACAAATTCAACCCACCGGCTGCGGATCACGGCCTCGAACTCATTCAAAGGGTATAGGGGGTCCCTCCGAAATGACACCCCCTCTGCATCGCGGTGGTCTTTGAAAATTCTCCGGGGGATATTTTTGAAAAATGGGTTCGGTTTGGGGCGGCGTTTGAAGAAGTCCGCAAGACGAGCACTCACTGGCAAGGACTCTTTTTATCTGGTCGGAACCTCCTTTTTCCTCCAGAGGCATTGCATTACCTCCAATGTCATTTTTCTCCACTTGCCGGCGGATCGTTTGTGCGGGCTTCTTCAAATGCCGCCCTGAACTACCCATAAACACATGGAAAACAAAACAGAAGTTATGGAGAGGGGGCGTCAAGCGTGGCAAAACCCATCAAGTCTTCCGGCAGTCAGGCGGGGAAACGCCGCGCCGCCTTGACGCCGGAGGGCCGCGAGAACCAACTGATCGACCTGGCGGTATCCCTTGTGGAAAAGCGGCTGCTGGAAGGGACCGCCTCCTCTCAGGAGGTCACCACCATCCTGAAGCTGGGGACCACGAGGGCCCGCCTTGAGAATGAGCGGCTGGCCAAGGAGGTGGAGCTGGTCCAGGCCAAGACCGAGGCTTATAAATCCGGAGTCCGGATGGATGAGCTTTACGAGAAGGCCATGGCCGCGTTCAAGCGATACAGCGGACAGGAGGAGGACGAGGATGAGTATTAGGTGCTACTCCGAGCTGATCCAACTCCCTACCTTTATGGACCGCTACCAGTACCTCCGGCTGGATGGCGTTGTCGGAGAGGAGACCTTCGGCTTTGACCGGTATATGAATCAGGCTTTTTACAAGTCGCCGGAGTGGCGGCAGGTGCGTGACGCGGTGATCGCCCGGGACCTGGGGTGTGATTTGGGTGTGGCCGGACGGGAGATATTCCGCCGTCCCATCATTCACCACATGAACCCCATCAGCCCAAAGGACATCCGGGATCGGGTGGAGATGATCCTCGACCCGGAGTACCTGATCACCACCATCCACGAAACTCATCTGGCCATTCACTACGGCGATGAGAACCTGCTGCTTCCGGAGCCGGTCGTACGAAGGCCCAACGACACCTGCCCCTGGAAAATGTAGAAAAGAGGGACGACACTCCGCCCCTCTTTTCCGGCTTGCTAAGTCTTGATCTTGGCTTTCTCCGTGACTGCTGTTGTTCCGCTGGAAATGCGGACTGTGACAACCTTCACGCTTCCGGCCTGACTTTTGGACTTAGCAGCTCTTGCGCTTAACCGTTTCATGTCGTTTCTACCTCCTTTCGCAGGGATGAATCAATCATGTGGCCCAGGAGCGGCATGGAACGGGCGCACCTTATGACAACACAACTTTTCGCTATAAGCAAGGAGGCGGCGCCATGGAAGGTAATCCGGGAAGGGCACCCAGGCTCGTGGGAGTCGTGGTGAACTGCCTCGACCTGACCATCCGCAAAAGCCCCGGCAATGAGGCGGAGGTCACGGGGCATCTATCGGTCCTGACCGAAGTTCTGGTCGATATGGACAAGTCAACGGAGGACTTCTACCGGGTGCTCGCCAGAAACGGCATCGCCGGGTTCTGTCCGAAGAAGTACGTGGCGATCCGCCGGTAAGGAGAGTGCTATGGAGATCACAGAAAGCGTCCTGACATCTGTCAAGAAACTGCTGGGGATCGACGAAGGCTACACGCACTTTGACGCCGACATTGTAATGCACATCAACAGCGTGTTTTCGATTCTGACACAGATGGGGGTCGGGCCGGCAAACGGATTCTCCATTACGGGGAAAGACGAAGGCTGGTCCGATTTCATTTCTGGCGGGGCCGTCCTGCCCCTGGTCAAATCCTATGTCGGCCTGAAGGTGCGCCTGCTGTTTGACCCGCCCCTCAGCTCTGCGGCCGTCGAGTCTATGAACCGGCAGATCAGCGAGTTTGAGTGGCGGCTTTTCGTTGCGGCAGACCCAGTCGAACCCACCAGCGGGAAGGAGGAACTTCAAAGTGGAGCATGATGCATTACTGCACTACGGAATCAAAGGAATGAAGTGGGGCGTGCGCCGTTACCAGAACAAAGACGGTTCGCTGACCCCCAAAGGAGAGGCGCGCTACGACCGTGACAAGCGGGAGAACGCGGCCAAGAAGAAGGAAAACCGGATTGACCTCTCCCAGCCTGATCCGAAGCGCTGGGCAAAGGAGGACCTGGAGCGCACCAAGCGCACCGTGGACGCCAGCGCCAACCTGGCCAAGGAGCTGAAGAAGCTGGACGAGAGCACCACTTCCAAGCCGACGCCAAAGCGGATGGACCTGTCCAAGATGAGCGACAAGGAGATGCGGGATCAGATTAACCGGGAGCTGCTGGAACGGCAGTATAACCAGCTGTTCGCGGAAGTGCCCGCCGCTCAGGTCTCCAAGGGCCGCGAAGCGCTCAAGACCACGCTGGAAGTTGCCGGCAGCGTTCTGGCCATTGGCAGCAGCGCACTGGGCATCGCGTTGGCCATCAAGGAACTGAAGGGCTGAGGTGAGTCGGTATGGAGCTGCGCCACCACGGCATTTTAGGCCAGAAATGGGGCGTGCGCAACGGCCCGCCCTATCCATTGAGCGGCGGTGACTATACTCCGTCCCAGCGGAAGGCCATTTCCAACAAACGCAAAAGCGGCAACAGCATCTACAACAAGAAGCACTTCGATGAGGTGCTGAAGGTTGATAAGACCACGCTGAGCACGCTGTCCTATGATAAGGACCGGACCAAGAACGCCGATATGTTCTACGCCACCCACCATGCTCTGGATAAACACCAGTACAACGCCCTGTTCAACCGGCCGATTCCCCAGACGGTCTATGATAAGGATGGAAAGGCGATCGGCACAGGTTCGTTCATGAAGTACCGGATCGACAATTCCCTCAAGACCGACCTGAAGGTGGCCAGCGAGGATTCCGGAGCCAAGGTCTTTATGGACCTCTATAAGAAGGACCGGGATTTCTACAACTTTGTCACTGACCGGGAGCGGATGCAGGGGTACTTTGTAAACGACAAGTACAAGTTCAAGGGCTACCGCGAAGCAGCGGCCGTCCTTGGGAAGATGCGGGAGCCGGACTACAAGCCGACCTCCGATGACCTTCAGACCGTGTACCGGATGTTCAACTACGTCATCCCCTATGACGGTCAGGGCGACAGCCGAAAGGGACGCGATATGTATAACCAGCGCACCAAGTTCTTCCATGCGTGCAAGGAGGCCGGTTATGGCGCAGTTCTGGACACGAACGACGCCATATACGGCGGGTTCAAGGCCAAGTCACCCATTATCGTGTTCGATATGGAGCAGGTGGTCCCGAAAGACGTCTACCGCACAAATCTGACGGATCAGAAGTTTTCCACTCTGGTCCTGGTCGGCCGGAAGCTGCTGGGCTTGTAGCGGGAGGCGGGTGCGTACATGTTATCCAACACCGCCGTCCCCCGTTATTATGGAGCATTTCGGGACGCCGTTCTCCGAGGGGATATTCACGTCTGCAAGGAAGTGGCGATGGAGATGTGGCGGATCGACCGCCTGATCGAGTCACCGGGATATTACTACGATGACCGGGCGGTGGAGGGGTGGATCGAGTTCTGCGAGAACGAGCTGACCCTAACTGATGGCTCCGACCTGCATCTTCTGGATACCTTCAAGCTCTGGGGCGAACAGGTGTTTGGATGGTACTATTTCGACGACCGCTCTGTCTATGTGCCGAACCCGGATGGACGGGGAGGCCGGTATGTGACGAAGCGGGTCAAGCAGCGGCTGACCAAGAAGCAGTACCTCATTGTGGGAAGAGGCGCGGCCAAGTCCCTCTACGACTCCTGCATCCAGGCTTATTTCTGTGTGGTGGACGGCTCGACGACCCATCAGATTACGACAGCCCCCACCATGAAGCAGGCGGAGGAGATCGTCAACCCCATCAAGACCGCCATCACCAGAGCGAGAGGCCCTGTGTTTCAGTTCATGACCGAGGGTTCCTTGCAGAACACCACCGGCTCCAGAGCCAACCGCGTCAAGCTGGCCTCTACAAAGAAGGGGATCGAGAACTTCATCTCCGGCTCCCTGGTGGAGGTCCGTCCCATGTCGGTGGACAAGCTCCAGGGACTCCGCTGCAAAGTGGCCACGGTGGATGAGTGGCTTTCTTCGGCGGACGCCCGGGAGGATGTCATCGGTGCCATTGAGCAGGGCGCATCCAAGCTGGACGACTACCTGATCATCGCCACCAGCTCCGAGGGCACGGTCCGAAACGGAGCGGGCGATACCATCAAAATGGAGCTGATGAACATTCTTCAGGGTATCGGCCCTCCCCAGGAGCACGTATCCATCTGGTGGTACAAACTGGACTCCGTGGAAGAGGTCGCCTATCCGGACATGTGGATCAAGGCAAACCCCAATCTGGGAAAGACCGTGACCTACGAGACCTACCAGAAGGACGTTGACCGGGCAGAAACGGCCCCCGCCACCCGCAACGATATGCTGGCAAAGCGGTTCGGGCTGCCCATGGAGGGCTACACCTACTACTTCACCTATGAGGAGACTCTCCCCCATCGCCGGCAGAGATTTTGGCAGATGCCCTGCTCCCTGGGGGCAGACCTTTCCCAGGGCGACGACTTCTGCTCCTTTACCTTCCTGTTTCCTCTTCGGGATGGCTCCTTTGGCGTCAAGACCCGAAACTACATCACATCGCTGACCCTGCACAAGCTGCCGGCGGCCATGCGGGTGAAGTATGAGGACTTCATGGCGGAGGGGAGCCTGATCGTCATGGAGGGTACTGTTCTGGACATGATGCAGGTCTACGATGACCTGGACGAGCACATCATCAACCGGGGCTATGACGTGCGCTGCTTTGGCTACGACCCATACAACGCCCAGGAGTTCATCAAGCGGTGGACAGATGAAAACGGCCCCTTCGGCGTAGAAGTGGTCCGACAGGGTTCCCGGACGGAATCTGTCCCTCTGGGCGAGCTGAAAAAGCTGGCCGGAGAGCGTATGCTGCTCTTTGACGAGGAGCTGCTCACTTTCTCCATGGGAAATTGCATCACCATGGAGGACACCAATGGAAACCGGAAGCTGCTGAAGAAACGGTCCGACCAGAAAATCGACGCTGTGGCGGCCATGATGGATGCGTATGTGGCCTATAAGCACAATCCAGAAGCATTTGAATAAAAAAAAGGGGGGGGTACTATGAAGCCCTATGAAAAGCCTCTCTCCCCGCAGGAGTACCTGATGTACTACGGTGTCAAGGGTATGAAATGGGGCGTAAGACGCTACCAGAACTACGACGGTTCTTACACCCGCAAGGGTCTGGAACGGTATCGCAAAGCGGAGTCGGACTACGAAACCGCTAAGTCGAAAGCAGACGAAACCAGGGCCGCCTACAAATCCGGTCAAGCTACCCGTCAGCAGGTCAAGGATGCCAAGAGCGCTGTTAAGACCGAGAAGCGTAAAATGGAAAACGCTTATGAAAAGCTGAAAACCGACAAACTGGCCGATGAAGGAAAGAAGCTTTACCAGAGTGGAAAAACTATTTCGGGAAACACCCAAGCGACCTATTTGGCCGAGGGCGTTATCATTGCTGGAAGCACCGTGGTGTCCAGACTTCTCGCGAACCAACTGAACAACCAGGAGGTTGCCAATATTGCCGCATCGACCATCGCGATCGGCGGAACGATTGTCAATGGTTTACTGGCGGCAAAGACGAGCAGGGAGAACAAACGGCTGAGAGCGTACTACGCCCACTAAGCGAAGGAGGAAAAGTATGGGTCCTTACGACAAACCTTTTTCTCCCCAAGAATACCTGATGCACTACGGCGTCAAGGGTATGAAATGGGGCGTACGTCGTTACCAGAACAAGGATGGTACATTGACAAAAGCCGGAAAAGAACGGTATAGTCAGAACCAGCAGGACGGGGTTGATTCTTTTCTGAAGAGTGTGAGTTCCAAAAAGGTTTCCGAATTGACCGGTTCTGTAAATGAAGATCTCGCAATCCAGGCGGTTACATATGTTTCCACATTTGCCGCTGTTCTCGCCGTGAAAGCGGTACAAAACCGAATGCTGCGGAAAGGCCGGATGAAAGAGCTGGATAGGCTCAACCGGGAGAAGGATATTAAAGACTTTGACGAGTGCCCCCGCCTCCCCCGGAAGATGAAAGCGGAAGAGAGCGTCAAAGTAACCAATCCGGATTATCCTGATTTGGGCACCACCATGAATTGCACCTTCTGCACAACCGCCATGGCCCTTCGAGAGAAGGGATATGACGTGCAGGCGACAAAAGTCAGTGATGGATTCTTTTCTGATGACTTTTTCAAAGCCACTTTCAATTCCCCTGAGGTCAAAATGGGAAGGAAAAAGTCGGGGCAAGCCGTTCTCGATACGCTTTCGCAGACCGGCGACGGGTCCTATGGCAATCTGACCGTGGCTTGGAAACTCGGGGGGAAGCATAGTCTTTTCTGGAAGAATGAGGGCGGCAGAACTCGAATCTATGACGGTCAGAGCGGAGAAGAGATTACTCAATCTCCGTCGAAAACCAGATCGTTCATGGACTTTGTCAATCTGAAAACCATCACATATAACCGCCTTGATAATTGCGAGCCAACCACCTATGCCTTGGCCGCGGTTGAACGACCTAAAAAGACGTAAAGAGGGAGGATAAACATGACCGTAAAGGAAGCCATTGTTATTTTCGCAAAGCAGTTCCCCGATAAGGCGGTTGTCGGGTATTGGGACAAGCCGAATGGCATCGTTCTTAACACCCAGTCTATCACAGCGGGACTGACAGCCCCTGCCCAGTATCTCGTCACAGACGATGGACAGATTTATGGGACCAACCCCATGAGAAGCAACCTCAGTCCTGTAGACATGAAGAAACTGTAATCCCATGGACCATGCCGCAGACTCTTAACCGGGTCTGCGGATTTTTTATGCCCAAAATTCAACACACAGAGCAACGACATAATTTCATCAAGCGCGGACTGGAGGTGAGAGATTATGGAAATTGCATTTGGTTCCAGGCTGAAACATGCCTGGAACGCTTTTTTGGGTAACGAAACCTTTGGGTTCCGATACCCGCTTGGCCCAAGCTCCTCCTACCGTCCGGACCGGCCCATTTTCAGCCGGGGCAATGAGCGGTCCATCATCACATCGGTCTACAACCGGATCGCGCTGGACGCGTCCTCCATCGCCATCCAGCACGCGAGGCTGGATGAGGACGGGCGGTTTACCGAGGTGATCGACTCCTCGCTGAATTCCTGCTTGTCCCTGGAGGCGAATCTGGACCAGACCGGACGGGCCTTTATCCAGGACGTGGTCATGTCCATGCTGGACGAGGGCTGCGTGGCCATCGTGCCCACGGACACCGATATCGACCCGGAAAACGGCTCCTACAAAATCGAGAAGCTGCGGGTCGGCAAGGTCCTGGAATGGTATCCACAGCACGTAAAGATGCGGGTCTATAACGAGCAGCGGGGTGAAAAGCAGGACATCATCCTGCCCAAGAGCACAGTGGCCCTGGTAGAGAACCCGTTCTTCGCAATCATGAACGAGCCCAACTCCACCATGCAGCGGCTGATCCGGAAGCTGAACATTCTGGACGCCATCGACGAACAGAGCGGCTCCGGAAAGCTCAATCTGATCATCCAGCTCCCCTACGTCATCAAGACGGAAGCGAGACGTCAACAGGCGGAAAAACGCCGTAGAGATATTGAGGAACAGTTGTCCGGCTCCAAGTATGGCGTCGCTTACACCGACGGCACGGAGCATGTGGTGCAGCTGAACCGGCCCATCGACAACAATCTGATGTCCCAGATTGAATACCTGACGAGTATGCTTTACAGCCAGTTGGGAATCACCCAGGGGATATTGGACGGCACTGCTGATGACCGGACGAAGCTGAACTACGACAACCGGACCATCGAACCCATCCTGTCCGCCATTGTTGACGAAATGAAGAGGAAATTCCTCACCAAAACTGCTCGGTCACAGAAGCAGTCGATCCTGTTCTTCAGAGACCCGTTCAGGCTGGTGCCCATCAACGACATCGCCGAAATTGCCGACAAGATGACTCGCAACGAGATCATGACCTCCAACGAGATCCGGCAGAAGATCGGTATGAAGCCGTCGAAGGACCCCAAGGCGGACGAGCTCCGGAACAGTAACCTAAGCGCCCCGAAAGGGGAGGGCGAACAGCCACCATCTGAATCCGAAGGAGGAAATGTTCAAAATGGATCTGAAGTTTGACTTTAGTGGCTGGGCTACCCGAAACGATCTTGTCTGCGCTGATGGGCGAACCATTCGCCACAACGCATTCGAGCACTGCGACGGGAAGACGGTTCCTCTTGTTTGGAACCACCAGCACAACGAACCCACCAACATCCTGGGCCACGCCCTCTTGGAGAACCGCAAGGACGGCGTCTATGCATACTGCACGTTCAACGAGAGTGAGAGCGGCAAAGCGGCCAAGGAGCTGGTGCAGCACGGGGACATTGTGTCCCTCTCCATCTATGCCAATGGGCTCCGGCAGACGCCGAACAAGGACGTCATGCACGGCGACATCCGCGAGGTCAGCCTGGTAGTGGCCGGTGCGAATCCCGGCGCCTTCATTGACTTCGTGGACATGGCTCATGGGGAAGGCGGTGAGCAGGAGATGATCCTGTCCGCTTACGAGCCTATTTCCCTGTACCGTCCCGATGAGAAGCCCCCGCTGATCCACAAGGCCGATACCAAGGAGAAGCCTGATGACAAGCCCAACGCGGGCGAAGACGGGGACAAACCTAAGGATGGCGATAAGCCCAAGGGCAAAGAGAAGCCCGAGGACGAGGAGACCATCGAGGATGTTGTCAACACCATGAACGAGAAGCAGAAGAAGGTCATGTACGCTCTGATTGCTGCTGCCGCGGAGCAGGTGAACGACAACGCCGAGGATGACGAGGAAGAGGACCCCGATGACCCCGACAACAAATCCGACAAATCTAAGGGAGGAAACAAGACCATGAAGCACAATGTGTTCGACACCGAAGACACTCAGGACACCGTTCTGAGCCACTCCGACTGCGCTGACATTCTTGCTCTGGCCAAGAGCAGCAGCGTGGGCAGCCTTCGGACTGCTCTGAAGATCTACGCTGATCAGAACGAACTCAAGCACGGCATCGACAACATCGAGAGCCTGTTCCCCGACTACAAGGATCTGCGCCCCGGCGCTCCTGAGCGGGTCGCTCGTGACCAGGGCTGGGTGAGCGTTGTCATGCGCAAGGTTCACAAGAGCCCCATCAGCCGCATCCGCACCCGCCAGACGGACACCCGCAAGGACAGTATCCGGGCCCACGGCTATCAGAAGGGCAAGCGTAAGCAGCTCTCCGGCAACATGAACGTCATCACCCGGACCACCGATCCCCAGACCGTGTACCGCACCGATGCCCTGCACCGGGACGACATCATCGACATCACCGATTTCGATGTGGTGGAGTACCAGTACGCCGTTATGCGGGAGAACATCAATGAAGATGTCGCTACCGCCATCATGGTGGGCGATGGCCGTGAGCCGGATGATGAGATGAAGATTTCCGAGGATCACATCCGCTCCATTTGGAACGACAACGACCTCTACACCATCCACTACGACGTGGACATCGAGGCCGCCAAGGCCGAGCTCCAGGGCAGCAAGACCAGCATGAGCTTCGGCGAGAACTATATCTATGCTGAGGCAGTCATCGCCGCCGCCCTCTATGCCCGTGAGAAGTACAAGGGCACCGGCACCCCCGATTTCTTCTGCACGCCCCATATGGTCAACGTGATGCTGCTGGCCCGGGACATGAACGGCCGCCGCATTTACACCTCCAAGGCCGACCTGGCCGCCGCCCTGAATGTGGGCGAGCTCTACACTGCCGAGCAGTTTGAGGGTCTGGTGCGCATGGATGACGAGGGCCACAAGCACAAGCTGCTGGGCATCTTCGTCAACCTGACCGACTACACCGTGGGCTCCACCAAGGGCGGCGAGATCGCCCGGTTCGACCAGTTCGACATCGACTTCAACCAGCAGAAGTACCTGATCGAGACCCGGCTGTCCGGTGCTCTGACCCGCGTCTACTCCGCCATCGCTCTGGAGGAGCCTGTGGCTGCTTTCGCCTCCGGCGGTACTGGCGGCGATGGCGGCGGGGCCGGCACTCCCTGAGGAGAAGATTCAAAATGGCGAAATTTTATGGATCGGTAGGCTATGCTGAGACCATTCAGACCGCGCCTGGCGTGCATGAGGAGCAGATCGTTGAGTATCCGTACTACGGCGATTTGACCCGGAATGCACGCCAGCTTCAGTCTGGGGAGTCGTTCAACGATGACATCAATGTCGCGAACGAGATCAGCATAGTCGCCGATCCGTTCGCCAGGGAGAATTTCCACAAAATGCGGTATGTGACGTTCATGGGGGCGAAGTGGAAAATTTCAAGGGTCGAGGTGGGCTATCCGCGGCTGATCCTGACCATCGGAGGGCTGTACCATGAATAGGCGTTATGAGCTCCAGGCGGTTCTGGAGGGCATTCTCGGCTCCGGGAATGTGTATTTCCAGCCGCCGGAGAACCTGAAGGTGCGGTATGACTGCATCGTCTATGAGCGGAGCGAAATCGAAACTGTCCACGCGGACAACGCCCCTTATCGCCTGCTGGACCGCTACCAGGTGACAGTCATCTACAAGAACCCGGACAGCGACCTCCCTCACCGCCTCGCCATGCTGCCCATGTGCACCCATGACCGCCATTTTACAGCGGACAACCTGAACCACGATATTTTCAACCTGTACTATTAAAGGAGGAAATCCGAAATGAGTAGAATCGTATGGGACAAGACCGGTGAGCGTTTTTACGAAACCGGTGTTGATCGCGCTGTCCTTTACCCCATCAGCTCCGCCGGCCTTTACAACAAGGGCGTGCCCTGGAACGGCATCACCGGCATCACCGAGAGCCCTTCCGGCGCGGAGCCCAACAACCTCTATGCCGACAACATCAAGTACCTGGTGCTGGTGGGTGCTGAGGACTTCGGCCTGACCGTCGAGTGCTACACCTACCCCGACGAGTGGGAGGAGTGCGACGGCTCCGCCGAGATCGCCCCCGGTGTGGTCGCCGGCCAGCAGAACCGCAAGGTCTTCGGCCTGAGCTACCGCACCAAGCTGGGCAACGATGTGGACGGTCAGGACCACGGCTACAAGCTGCACCTGGTCTACGGCGGCCTGGCCTCTCCCTCTGAGCGGGGCTATCAGACCGTCAACGACTCCCCCGAGCCCATCAACCCCAGCTGGGAGATCACCACCACTCCCGTGGACGTTCCCGGCTACAAGCCCACTGCCCGCCTGATCATCACCTCCACCAAGGTCGATCCCGCCAAGCTGAAGGCCCTGGAGGACATCCTGTACGGCACCGAGGATCAGGACGCCCGCCTGCCTCTGCCTGAGGAGGTCATTCAGCTGCTCAAGCCTTCCGTGGCTGTGACCGCCTCTCCTGAGAGTGCCGACGCCACCCTGTTCGGCAAGAAGGTGTCCGACCTTCAGACCAATGTCGCGGTGGGCGCGGACAGCATCACCGGTACGCTGAAGAACGTGACCGGCTACACCGAGTTCAGCAGCAAGCCCGCCGAGCAGTCCGGCCATTACCTGGCCCTGAAGTTCGACGTGACTCCGACTGACGCCGTCACCACCGTGGAGCTGGTGGGCGGCACCAAGGACCCCGTGACCCTGGACGCCGACAAGAATATCGTCCTGCTGATCAAGAACAACACCCAGAGCGTCAAGGTGACCTCCACCAAGGACGGTTCCTCCGTCACCAAGACCTACGCACTGACCAACCTGACCCTGGAATCCTAACCACCCCAACCCAAAAGCGGGGCTCTCTTCTGATATGTACCCCCTTTACTGGACACCCAGTAGAGGGGGTATTATTATGCGGTACACATATGAGTACAAAAGGAAATGTGTAGAACTGTATCGAGAAG